GTGGCGTAAGTGGCACTAGTGGTTCAAGCGGAACCAGCGGATCTAGTGGAACCAGTGGTTCAAGTGGAACCAGCGGATCTAGTGGAACCAGTGGTTCAAGTGGAACCAGCGGATCTAGTGGAACCAGTGGTTCAAGTGGAACCAGCGGATCTAGTGGAACCAGCGGATCTAGTGGCGTAAGTGGCACTAGTGGTTCAAGCGGAACCAGCGGATCTAGTGGAACCAGTGGTTCAAGTGGAACCAGCGGATCTAGTGGAACCAGTGGTTCAAGTGGAACCAGCGGATCTAGTGGAACCAGTGGTTCAAGTGGAACCAGCGGATCTAGTGGCGCTTCAACTGTTTCTGCTTGGGTTTATTTTAATGGAACTGGAACTCCAAGTATTACAAGAGATGCTGGTGTAAGTAGTATTGGCGATAATGGAACAGGAGATTATACTGTTAATTTTGATTCTAACTTTATAGATGAATATTATGCTGTTGCTGGAACTGCAAGCTTGGATTTCGTTCAGACTACAAGTATTTTTAATACTTATATTGCTGTGCCTAGAAGATCTGGCGCTCAAGCAGCAGGATCTTGTAGAATAGCTTGTGAATATCCTGGAACATTATATGATTGTGTTGCAGTAAGAGTTATTTTCACTAGATAATATGAAATTAATAATTTATAAAAATGATGATGGAAATTTAACTATGGTTGCACCTGCTTATAAAGAATATATGAATGAACAGGAAAGAAATGATTATGTCATTTATGTTAAAAATAAAGATATTCCAAAATTGATTGATGGAAGTCCTCGTCCTTGTTGGATAGTGGAAAAAGAGTTTCTTTCTGATGTAAAATTTTTAAGAAATTCATGGACGCTAGATGATAATGGTCAATTAATTTTCAGAAGACAAATTGCAGAAGAATTAAAGAAGAATCAGTTTAGATTTTTACGCCAAACTTTGTTGGAAAAATTAGATGTTCAATTCATGAAAGTTTTAGAAGTTGGAAATTCATCAGCAATTGAAACAATTGTTGCGAAAAAACAAATTTTGCGCGATATAACTAATATTGATATGTCACAATATGATACTCCACAAAAGCTACACGAATTTATTCCAGACGTATTAAAAAGTTAATCGTGTAATATAATATATGCAATTAACAAGAAATAGAGTAATATACGCTGGAACAGACGTTCTTGTTTCTGACGCTCCATCTTGGAGTGGGCAAACAGGAAACAAGTCTTTAAAGCTATTGAAAAGAGTTCAGTCATCGGCGATATCTATTTCTAATCCAGTATCAAGAGCTAAACAAGTTGGTAGCGCAGATTTTGCATTTGAAAAATATATAGCCGCGCCAGAAATAACTGTCGATCTATCTTATTTAATAACAGACAATTCAAATGAATTAATATTAGGAATGAATGCTACTGGCAATGAAGGATTTTTAAAAAATCTTTCTGCTACTGGTCAAGATAGAAATTTATTTTTTATACTTACAGATGAAAATGGAGAAGATGCAGATGATTTGACTGATATGGTAGGAAATGATGTTTTTGCGGTTGGAAATGCATTTTTAACAAACTATTCTATAAATGCTGAAGTGGGATCAATACCAAATGCTTCTGTTTCTTTTTCATGTATAAATATGGTTTTCCAAAGTTATAGCGGCACTGGAGCTAATGGAAGTCAAGTCCCAGCAATAACATTATATAACGGTAATAAATCAACTGAAAAATATTTATTAACAGGAGCAAATATGAATCCTGCTAATTATTTATCAAATCAAACTTCTAGAGCAAGCGCGTTGCAACCTGGAGATATAGTTTTGCAAATGCCACAAACATTAATGGGAGGAATAAGATATTCAGGAAATATACCAGCCACAATCAACTCTTTACAAATATCAATACCTATAGAAAGAAAAGATTTATTGGGTTTTGGAAGCAATTATCCTTATGAAAAAAAGTTATTGTATCCTTTGATAGGAACTCTTTCATTCAATGGAACTTTTGATGAAGCTGTGACTGGTGATTTTAGTACGATTTTTGATGATGAAAATAATTATGATTTTACTTTTGGTTTAAAAAAATCAAATGGAACAACAGGTTTAAAAATAGATATTTTCGATGCAAGAGTTGAGTCTCAATCTTTTGATTTATCTATAGGCGAGAACATGTCTTTTAGTTCTGAGTTTAGTTTTAAAATATATCCAGAAGATGGAATGAGATTGAGTGGAGCCGCTAGGCTAACTTAAAATTCTATTGTTGCATTTTTTGTTTCAATCTTTTTTGGCATATCTTTCAAATGTTTTTTACCATTAGTTTTCTTTTTGTATTCGTCAAAGTATTTGCGCTTAAGAGGGTCTTCGCCGCCAGCGAGAGCGGCGCGTCTATCTGATAGTTCAGAAGAATAGTCTAATAGGTCACCGTATTTACCTTTCATGTTTCCAGTCTTGTTCACAAATGCCTTATTGTCGAATGGGTCAACGACTTTAGCGTCTCCTAGATTTACTTGAGGCACATCATAGATTCTCTCCCAGAAATCTTCATTGCCATTTTCACCGCGATATGGCTTATAATCTTTCATAGACATAACGATGTCTACAATTTTGCCATTTTTCTTATTCTTAAATTGATAAACCATATCTATTATATCTTATGTAGAAAAAATTAAAGCGCGACTTTCGCCGCGCTTTGTTTGTTTATTCTATTTCTATTTGTCGTTCCGTTTTTTTGATAATAGGAACTGTTATGGTTAACAATCCATTTTTCATTTTAGCTTTAAGATTATCGAAGTCATACTTCGAACCATAAATAAAATCTTCATAGCTAATATGATATTTATTATCGTTAACTTTAATAACAATAGAACTGTCTTCCTTGAACAGCTTTATATCATCTTTAGACTTTCCAGCCAATTCAATGTTGAAGGTTAATCCGTCGTTATTTACTTGATATCTATATGTTAGTGTTTTATACATAGTAACTATGCTATAGCAAGAATCGTGCCAACTTTTTTATGCATTTTAAACGTCTAAAAAGGCGTTTTAGGATACTTTTGTCACATAATACGTCACACTTGACTATTTATGGCACACAGTATTGTCTCAACTGTTTTTTCATATGTGAATTCTTTTTGAAGCTTGAGACCTTCAGGATTGGGTTTCTTTGCATAAGAAACGGACTTGAGAATAGCGTTTTCCATTTCTTCGTCAGAGATATTAAAGAATTGACCTTGATTAAAAGCCTGACCTTTCTTAAAAAATACATCATCATAGCAATCTTTAAGTGAAGATGGTTCTATAAGAATGCTATTATCACTGGTTGCCCAATCCTTATGGGCTGTAGCATTCATAACTACGCTCCATTTGCCTAGCGCGGTAGCGTTGAAAGAAGGCAGATTCCAGCCTTCTGCGCCGCTTAATCCGCCGAGATCAATATCTATACTATTTAAGAAATCATTCACTTCGCTATTTGTTTGCATGTATGGAACGAAGTTTAAATTATTATACTGTTTTCCTTCTAGAGTTTTTAGAAGTTCATTTTGAAATTTAGCCTTGTCTAAAAATGGATTTGTAATAGCGCAACTAAGTTGATATTTAGAATTGTTTCCAAATAACTTAAGCCATGCCTTGATGATACGAGCGGTATTCTTTCTACTTTCAAACTTTCCAAGAAGACCAAAATGAATCTTGTCTTCTAAATAGGTTTTATTTGTGATATGAAAGTTCGAATCAAATCCCAGCGGCACATAAGTTACATTTTCTACGCCATTTAGTTCAAAGATATTTTTGGTATAATTAGAACTTACGAAAATTCTATCTTGAAGATTTAATAGATTTTTTTCAATAGAAGTTACTTCTGAAACTTCGTGGAATGTAAACAAAGATTGATTTTTAGAATATCTAGTTTCGCTACCAAAGATATGCCATAACTTTAGAGTAGGAATATCTTTATTGATTTTTTCATATCTGCTGTTAGTAGCTGATTGAAGATACTTGACAAAAGATAGATCAATTTTATCGTAAGCTTCTAGTTCAGCTTTGTCTCCAATAGGAAAGAATGCTAAATCAATATCTTTCTTATGAAGTTCGCGCAAAATGTTTACCGAAACATTTCCGAAAGATAATGCGTTAATTGGAGCGTTGACTAATAATCTCATATTTTGATCTTATATTTTTAGAGATAGAATTCAAAGCGGCATTATGTATATTAATGCATCCTTGGATGCTTAAGTTCATGGCTTTACTGATTTTGCGCCAAGGAGTTAGTTTTTTGTTTCCTGAATAGCGCATAGAGAAGATTTTTTGAATGCGCTTGTCTGGGTGCTTGCTTATTTCTTCATTGAATTCTTTTAGAATTTGATCTTGAAAATTAACCACTGTATGCTCGTATGTATCTTTTATACATTCAAAGTCATAAGTGTTGTCGTTAAGTTCGACGTATTTTTTATTCTTGTTAGAAGCGTTTAGACACATCCATTTAGCTTCATTGCCAAGAAATGTAGAAAACTTAGTTCCCCTGTTTTCATCATACTTCAGAACTGAGTTGTATATTGCATATTCTTTATCGTTTATAATTTCTTCTCTTAAAGAATCGTTGTTGCAGTTTCTTAAAAAAGAATTTACTATATCAAGGTAAATTCCCGAATGTCTATCAATAAGCTCTTGTAGACATTCATCTACTTTTTTTTTCTTTTTGATGCTTTTGATTAAATCTGAATCACTTAAAGTCTCCATATGTTGACCATCCTTTTGTATAGAATAACTTGCTTAGATGATAATTGCAAGTTTCTTTTTCATCAGTGAAAGTTTTCCACTTGATTATATGATCAGCATTACGTTTTACAATCGGATCGTTTAATCTTTCTTGAAAATTAGAAGGTTTTTGTCCCATTCTGCTCAGATGAATTAGAAAGCCGCCGTTTTCTTTGATCCACTTAGCTTCATTTTCATATCGGACATCAGTTATAACTACAATTATTTTATTGTTAATTGAAGTCTTTACCTGCTTTTCTATCTTCTTTATCCAATAATCAGGATCAATTTTTCTGCAAGTATCTGTTCCCCAGCATACAAGCATTGGTCTTATAAGATCTTTCTCGGAGTTGTTTTCTGTGAAAGCTGAAATGTTAAGTTTATCTTTTAAAAAAGGATCTAGATCTCTTTTTAGCTCCATCGCAAAAGATATGTTCATAGCTGGAAATCCAGACTTATTTAGCTTGCTGATAAGATGCTTTCCAAGAGTGTCTTTTCCACATCGCGCAACTCCAGCGATTCCAAATATTAATGGCAGTTCTTTTGAGATCATTTTTTTTCTTCTTCTTATAATAAATTTATGAGTCTTATTCATTTCTCTTAGGTTTCGCTCTCTTAGGTATACCTTACCGATTTGTTAAGGTTAACCATACTTTTTATTAAGATATTATTTAAGATATTGCGTATGATTTTCGTAAGATTATTAAACTCTTTCGCTTCGCTCAAGAGTTTAATGATGATTTTCTCCTTTGTCAAGGAAAAAATCACTCAGGGATTCCAAATCTTTAGCTAATTTAAAATAACCGATATCGTTTAAAATACTAGATGTATGAAAAACTTGAGTTTCATAATCTTTTTTATCTAAAAAATCTACGCTCATTATAAATGAAAGGTTGGTTTCAGACTTTTTTTCTTCAAGCATCTTTTTTAATCCAGAACACGCAGCTTCTTCAAAAGAAGAAGATAAAACTACACATTCTAAATCAGCGCATGTTACCATATAAAAATAATCTTGATTTTCTAAACTCCTAATCATAAGATTAGTATATTCTTAATATGTTAGATGTCAATAAAAGAATTTTATGGTTATCTGATTTTGATTTAGACACAGCGCCAGGAGGCGCACAGAGAAGCGACAAGATAATCATCGATCAAGGAAAACTTCTTGGATATAAGATATTAAAACTCAATCATGAGACATACGATCCTTCTATAAATTTATATAATTATGATGTCCTTATAACATCAAATCTATGTTCTTTGTATTTCAAGAACCCAAACCTAATAGATGAAATTTCTCAACATAAGTATCATGTTAGATTAGAACATGATTCAAACGAGTATCTTAAGCAAGAAGATAGAATAAAACTTTTTGGATCATGCGCGAAAAGTATTTTCTTAAGCGATTTTCATATCTCTTTTTTTAAAGAAAGATATGGAGATATTTTCAAGAACGTAGAAATCGTATATGATCCTATTGATTGCCTTAACTTTTCAAATTCAAACTTAGAAAGAGAAGAGAAAGTTTTATATGCAGGATATATGCATCCTTTAAAAGGAGCTTTTGAATTTTTTGATTTTGCTCTATCGAATCCAAATCAACAGTTTGTTGTTGCTGGATGGACAGACAACAATATTTTACATCACTTATGTAGTTCTATAAAGAATATAGAATATCTAGGATTAGTTAAATACGAAGAGATGCCAATTATTTATAATAAATATAAGTACATGTTTTATAATCCTAATCTTAGCGAACCATTTTGTAGATCAGTTGCAGAAGCTGTTTTGTGTGGAATGTCAATTCTAACTTCTAAAGCACACAAGATAGGATGTTTGAATGAAATATCTAAAATAGGAATTGAAGAATTTAAAGAAAAATGCTATAAGGCTGGTTTTACTTTCTGGGAAAAAATATGAAAAACCCATTCGATCAATATGAAAAAGTGTTTTGCATAAATTTACCAGAAAGAGAAGATAGATGGAACCAATGTGTTTTAAATTTCGATAAATACGAAATTAAAAATTATGAAAGATTTAACGGCTATAAAATTTCCGCTGATCATTTTGACAAAAAAAGGTTAGGCCAAATAGGATGCGCTCTTTCTTTTTATAAATGTTTTGAAAAAATTAAAACAGATAAACTTCAAAACGTTTTAATATTAGAAGATGATTTTAATTTCACTCTAGATAAAGAAAATCTTTTTAAAAAAATAAATACATGCATTTCTGAATTACCTGACGATTGGGACTCTTTATTTTTTGGAGCAAATTTAACAGACGAATACGGAATTAATCCTATTGAAAAATATAGTATAAATCTACACAGATTAAAATCAGCTCATTGTTTACACTCTGTTTCTTTTTCCTACCAAGGTATAGAAAAAATATTTGATTTTCTAGGTTATGGAAAAAGTGGATTTGAATATTTAATTGAAAACTATGAAAATATGGATGTTTTTATGGCAAAAACATATCAGAAACAAACTAACACTTTTATATCTAATGTTATATTAGCTAACCAAACTCCAAGCTATTCAAGTATTGAAAACGTGGTTTTCGATTATAATAGTTGGATTGAAATGAACTTTAAACGATTTACATAAAATATGTCTGACTTTATAAAATTATATTTTCCTAGATGGCTATTTCCAAATAATCTCGGAGACAGTTTGATTGTAACTTTTGTTCCAAAAATTTTAAAACAACAATACCCTAATAAAAAAATAGAAGTTATAACTTATGGTTTTTTAATAGATTTGCTTAAACTTGATAAAAATGTAGATGTCGTTAGACAGCCTTTTGAAAATGAAATCTATCTTAATTATAAGGATTACGCTTTCTCAAACGATCAGAACGAAAATATTAAAGTTATATATCCTGATTGGCACCCTAAAGTTTTTTCATTCTGGAAACAAAATTATGAAATTCTTGAACCTCATCCAACTGTCAATTTAATTGTTTTAAATTATCTTCTTCAACTTGGTTTAGAAAATTTAATTTTTACAAATGCAGAATTTTCAACTTATGCTAATACTCCAATTTTCAAAAACGAAACCCAGCACATAAATGTCGGTATAGTTCCTGCAACAAAACTTTCAGGAAAAAAAACCCCCCACCCAAATTGTGATGGACTAGGATTTAGATTTAATGGACCAAAAGGATTAGAATCTTGGAGTAAACTAGTCGAAACTTTAAAAAAGAAAAATTCTAATATAAAAATCTATGAATTCTCTTCTGAAAATTTTGGATTAGGAGATCATCACTTTCCAGACACTGGAAATATTTTTGATTTATTAAAAAATATAGATATCATGGACTATGGAATAATGAGCGACGGAGGAGTCCATCATGCATTTAATTTAAGAAAAAAACCCATAGTTCTTTTTCAAGCTGGAATATTATGCAAAGTAGAGTTTTTAAAACTCGGCAATGCTTTTTATCCAGAGCATTTACATTTAGATTGTAGAAAAAAATGTCCATCATTTTTTCTCGAAACGTTCGGAGGAGAAAATTTATCTCTTACATGCAAAAAAGAATGTGAAAACATGTCTGCCGAAGCACTAGCAAATTATTTTTTAAATGAAGTTTTAAAATGAAAACAGCAATTTTTCAATTTTTAATAGGCCCTTCCAGAGGTCAAGAGTATTGCATAAAAAGTGTAATAGATTATTCTAAAAAAAATGATATAGATTATTTTATATCACAAAATGCATTAATTAATGGACCTCATATAATGTTTGAGAAATATCAATTGTTTTCTCTTTTCAACCAAGGATACGATAGAGTTCTTTATCTTGATGCGGATATAATGATAACACCAAAAGCAGAAAACATTTTTAATATTTACGATGAATTAAATATTTTTTACGCTTTTGATGAAAACGACAATACTGAATGTATGAATAGAGATAGCTATATTCATGAAAAGATTTCTAAAATACAATGGCCCATAAATAATAAAAATAAAAAGCAATACTTCAATGCCGGAGTTATGATTTTTTCTAAAAATACTTTTGATAATTTTAAATCAGCTTTTGATTTATCTGACATTCCAAACTGGCCCGATATATGGTATTTTGGAGAACAAACAATTGTAAATTACTGGATAGCAAAAAATAAAATTCCGTTTAAATCTATAGACTATCGTTTTAACAGAATGCATCTTGGAAAGCCTGATTTAAATAATGAAAGGTATAAAGCTGATTTCATTCATTACGCTGGCCCATGTCAATATGGAAACGGAAATAAACCAGAAACAATGAAAATGGACTACAATCAACTTTATAATTATTAACCATGATAGAAACAATTAATTTTAAAAATAAATGCTATCCTAAATTTCAATCCACAGGAAACGCTGCTCAATTTGCTATACCTTTTGCTAAACAAGTTTGCAAAGGAATTGGATATGATATAGGATGTATGAAAAAAGAATGGGCTTTTCCAGATTCTATACCAATAGATCTTTCGTTTAACAATGGATATCACGCCTTAAATCTTCCAGAAAAAAATATAGATTATATATTTTCTAGTCATTGCCTAGAACATATTACAAACTGGGTTGAAGTTATGGATTACTGGCACGACACATTAAAAAAAGAAGGAATTTTATTTTTATATTTGCCAGACTATTCTCAAGTGTACTGGAGACCTTGGAATAACAAAAAACATGTTAATATATTTTCTCCTTTTATTATAAAAGACTACATGGAAGACAAAGGGTATCAAAATATATATTTTTCGCAAGTTGATTTAAATAATTCTTTCATGATTTTTGGAGAAAAATAAAAATAACTATACAATTCATATGGGATTTAATGATAATGAATTCGTAAAAATAGATGTGGTTCATGCATATTTTTTATATGGACTTGTTTTAAGTCATAAACCAGAAAAAATTCTAGAATTAGGAATTGGAGGAGGAAGAAGCCTTGATGCAATTTTGCAAGCTTCAAAAATAAATTCAAATAACGTATCTATTACAGTTGTTGATAATTGGATAGATTGGGGAGGCACAATGCCAGAAGACATAAATGCTAAATATAAAAATGATATAAAACTAATAACGTCAAATGAAAAAGATTTTATTTTTTCAACTAAAGAAAAATATGATTTTATAATGAGTGACGCAGATCATCATCATACAGACGAATGGTTCGAATATGTTTATGATAATATTCTTGAACAGAATGGAATATTAATTTATCATGATATAAATTTAATTGAAGATAGCTTTATAAATTTAAGATCGATATATGAAAAATGCAAAGAAAGAAACTTGCATCATTATCTTTTTAATAAAAACTCTTTGCCTTATGAAAGGTGCCAAAGAGGACTTTTGGTGATTTTTAAAAATAAATAAAATGAAAAACGAAAAAACACTTATAACAGGAATACTCGGTCAAGATGGAGCTAATATGGCTGAATATTTATTAGCCAATACTGATGCTCAAATTTTTGGAATGATGAGAAGAACGTCAAATCCAAATTTTGTTAACTGTGTTAATTTTATAAATAATCCTAGATTTAAATTTATTTATGGAGATTTGTCAGATAGTATAAGTATTGATTCTTTGGTAAACGATATCAAACCAGATTATTTTATTAATTTTGGCGCACAAAGTTTTGTTGGGTGCAGTTGGGAAATTCCACTTCAAACCTTTGATATTAATGCTACTGGAGTTGCACGGTGCTTAGAAGCTATTCGAAGATTCAAACCAAATTGTCGTTTTTATTCTGCTGGATCTAGTGAAGAGTTTGGTGATGTGCAATACAGCCCACAAGACATTCACCACCCCGTAAGACCAAGAAGCCCTTATGGAGCAAGTAAAGCTGCTGCGCGTCATTTGGTAAAAGTGTATCGTGAATCTTATAATTTATACGCTGTTCATGGCATTTTATTTAATCACGAAGGAGTTAAACGAGGAGAAGAATTTGTTACGAGAAAAATTAGCAAAGGTGTAGCTCGCATATATCATGCGATTAAAAACAAGCAACCATTCGCACCGATTGAATTAGGCAATTTAGACGCTAAAAGAGATTGGTCTGATAGTGAAGACTTTGTTGATGGAGTATGGAAAATGCTCAATCAAGAAAAACCAAAAGATTATGTTTTATCCAGCAATGAAACTCATACGATAAGAGAATTTATTAATAAATCGTTTCAAATCGCTGGTTTTTATGGAGCTTGGCACGGAAATGGAACCGATGAAGAGTTCAGTATGGCAAATTATTTAATGGAAGAGCGAGAAATCTGTTCATCTGTTTTAGTTAAAATTAATCCTAAATTTTACAGACCTGCTGAAGTTGAGCTTCTTTTAGGCAACTCAACTCCAGCCAGAGAAGAATTAGGTTGGAAGCCGAAAATTTCCTTTGACAACCTTGTAGAACGTATGGTAAAGTATGACATAGATAATTTTAAAATCTAGTGTATAATACTCTTTACCATGAATGATAATTTAAATATTCTTTCGCCATCTTTTCTCGCCAAATATAAAAACAAACAACCAAACTGGGGTTTCAACGGTCTTGGATATATAGTATACAAAAGAACGTATGCTCGTCTCAAGGAAGATGGAACTACTGAAGAATGGAACGAAACAGTAGAACGCTGTATAAATGGCGCACAAAAGATTGGCGCACAATATACAAAAGAAGAAGCTGAACGTATTTACGATTATGTTTTTAATTTGAAGTGCAATTTTGCTGGCCGAATGCTTTGGCAGCTTGGTACTTCTACCGTAGATCGTTTCGGCGCAAATTCTCTTCTCAATTGCTGGGCTACAGCAATGCGTGAACCAAGGGCTTTCCTTTTCCTTTTTGAGAATCTAATGCTTGGCGGCGGCGTTGGTTATAGCATTCGTCGCGAAGATGTTCATGAGCTTCCAAAGATTAAGAAAAGTGTAACAGTTATTCATGAAGCAACTAAAGACGCTGATTATATTGTGCCAGATAAACGCGAAGGTTGGGTTAATCTACTTTCTAAAGTTCTGGATGCTTTTTACGTTACAGGTAAATCGTTTTCGTACTCGACTATTCTCATCAGAGGTTACGGCGAACCAATCAAGGGTTTTGGCGGCAAGGCTAGTGGCCCACAAATCCTTATTGACGGAATCGATAAGATCACAAAAATCTTCCAAGCTCGCGAAGGCAAAAAGCTTCGCTCGATTGATGTGTTGGATATCTGTAATATTATTGGCAGCGTTGTTGTCGCTGGTAATGTACGTCGTAGCGCAGAAATCGCCCTAGGTGATCCTGACGATATTCTTTATCTTCGCGCCAAGAACTGGGGTTCAGGAAATGTTCCCAATTGGCGAGCGATGAGCAACAATACTATCTATGCCGATAGTTATGATCACGTTCTTGAAGAAATTTGGAAGAATGGATATGAGATCAATAAAGATTCTGGCTATGCAAATGGCGAGCCTTATGGATTTTTCAACCTTCCTCTTTCTCAAAAGTTTGGCCGTATTAAGGATGGTCCAATTTCAGATAATTCCATGTATCCCACAGATACAGATAATTGTGAAATGACGAACCCTTGCGCTGAAATTAGTCTTTCTAATTATGAGTGCTGCAATCTTTCAGAACTATACCTAAACAACATTACTTCTAAAGAAGAACTGATTGACTGCGCTCAACTTCTTTATAAGACTCAAAAAGCTATTGCCTCCCTACCCTTCATTCATGAAGAAACTAATCGAATCGTTCATAAGAACATGCGTCTTGGTCTTGGTGTTACTGGTGTTTGTCAGTCTCTTGATAAGCTTGATTGGCTTGATGATTGTTATATCGCTTTGCGTAAGTTCGACAAAGAATGGAGCGCGAAGCGTGGATGGTCAGAAAGCATTAAGCTGACCACAATCAAACCAAGCGGAACACTAAGCTTGCTTGGTGGAGCTACCCCCGGTGTTCATCCAGCTTTCAGTGAGTATTATATGCGTACAGTTCGCATGTCTAGCTCTGATGCTCTAGTTCAAATCTGTAAGGATATGGGATATCATGTTGAGTTCCTTATTAATTTTGATGGAACTGAAAATCGCGATACTGTTGTAGTTTATTTCCCATGCAAAACTCCAGAAGGCTCCATCCTCACCAAGGACATGGATGTTATTAAGCAGCTTGATATGGTTAAGAAGCTTCAAACAGTTTGGTCTGACAACGCCGTTTCTGTTACTGCTTATTATAAGCCAGAAGAACTTGATACTCTAAAAACTTGGTTGAAAGATAATTATGAACACAACGTTAAGAGCGTAAGCTTCCTTCTTTTTAAGGATCACGGTTTCAAGCAAGCTCCATATCAAGAAATTGATGAAACCGCATATCTCACTGCAAGTGCTAAAGTTAAACCTCTCACAAACATCTCTACTGGTAGTACAGAAATGCTAGAAATGGCTGAATGCGCTGGCGGTGCATGTCCAATTCGATAAAAGTTGAAAAACATTTTCTCAAATATAACATAAATCACATATACAAATATGAGCAAGACTACAGCTAAGACTACAGTAAAGAACACTTCAAAGACTGCCGCTAAGGTAGTTACCGCTTCAGCCAAGGCCGCAAAGCCAGCAAGCAAGCCAACCGTGCCAGCAAAGCCAAGCGGCGGTAAGAAGAAGTAATATAAAACACAACAACGAGAAAGCCGCCCTAAAAAGCGGCTTTCTTTTTTCTAACACTTAATTATCTTGTGTAATAAATGATATGAATTTAGTATTAGATTTTAGCCAAGAAATAGCTGCGAAGAAAAGACAAGGGCCTAAAAGCTCTGCTCAAACCCCAGCTAAACCAGAAGAGAAAAAGAAAGGTTCAAATATAAACGAACCTGGATCTGCTGGAACAACTCCAGAAGCTAAAGAAAGAGCTAAAGAAGTTCTAAAAAGAAAAGATGATAAACAATTAATTAGTCAAGCTGAGATCACTTTCAGTGAAAAAGTAACAAACACTTTAAAAGAAAAAGTTAAAAATCATAATGCAAAATATTCTAAAAAAGTTACACTCAGCCAATTAAAAAAAGTTTATAGAAGAGGTTTAGGAGCTTTTAGTTCAAGTCATCGTCCCGGTAAATCAAGAGCGGCTTGGGCTTTAGCGAGAGTGAATACATTTTTAAGAATGCAAAGCGGAGGTAAAGTCAAAGATGCTTATCGTCGCGCAGATCAAGACATAGCTAATTAATAATATGAATGATAGAATAGTAGATATATATCATTATGATGATTTTGACGAAGAAGAATTTGTTCAAGCTTTTTCTGATTTAAAAGAATTTGGTGTAAATGAAGATGAACTAAATCTTAATTTCGTTAATATAGAAGATTAAAAAATGAACATATCGGTAAATTTTAGCAACGAGATTCGCGCCGCAAAAGACAAGAAAGCTTTAAACAAGCCTTTCAGAACCTCAAAAGGGCCTAAGAAGTTTTCTGTTTACGTTAAAAATGAAAAAGGCAATGTCGTAAAGGTGAACTTCGGTGATCCAAATATGGAGATTAAGCGCGACGATCCAGCCCGTAGAAAGAGTTTTCGCGCTCGCCATCAATGCGACACTAATCCCGGCCCTCGTTGGAAAGCTAAATATTGGTCCTGCAAAATGTGGGAATCTAAAAAATCAGTTACCGATTATACTACAAAAGGATCTATAGACGACGTTGTTCATCAATGGGATGGTATTACTCTTTGGGAAGAAGCTGATCTTCTTAAAATAGCCCCACATTTATCTCAAGCTCAAGAAATTACTGAAGAAATTGAGAACGAGTCTGAAGAAGGAAATGAAGAAGCTGCTGAAATGGCTATGGCCCAATTAGCTTATATAGCAGATAATTCTAAAGATCTTCTTGAAAAACTTCGTGCAAATCCATCTATGGCTGAAGAAATTGAACCTTGGGTTCAAAGTAAAATCACATTGATGGAGGATTATCTTTTCGCCGTATACAACTACCTTGTTTATTCTCAAAAAGAAGATGAAAAAGAAATGGAAGTTGAGAATGAAATGGAAGCTGGTATGCGCGTACTAAATATTAACGCTTCTTGTAAACACTACAATAGCGAAGGCTTCATTAAAGAAATTAAAGATCTCCCAAATGATATGGGCAAAGTAGTTGCTTATGAAGTCATCAATGAAGGAGCTAATTTCAAAAAGGGCGATATTTTAACAAAAACAATAAACCAAATTAAAATCCTAGAAGGTAACAAATAATATGAAATCTAATCTAAAATTCGATAATAAAAATTTCGTCGCTGAAGTTTCACTTTCAAGCATGATAGAAGAAGATGAAATGGAAATGCACAGCGAATATATGAGCGAATGTATGCTCAAAGATGAATCTTTGACTAACACCGCTGGCATGAGTACAAGCGATGCTAAGTATATGTGCGGTATGTCGTACATGAAGAATCGCCCAATGCTCAATGAAATGGCTGGACAACTCACAGAGAAACAAAAGACTCTCCCTCCAGCTATTCAAAAAGCTATTCTAAAGAGAATGCAAAAGAAGGGTAATTTGAATGACGAAGGTAAGAAAGAAGCTGGTGAATCTCCAGAATCTGAAAAGTCTGAAGCCGCTCAGTTAGCCGTTTTTCCAGAAACTCCCGCCGCTCCATCAGGAAACATTACCCCAGATGCAGCCATCGAAGGTTTGAAGATAGATGAAAAGCTAAAAGCAGAGCAAGAAAAATCTGCTCTTAAAAATCCTGATCTTCAGAGTGCTGGCTTCGATCCAAAAGCTTAATAAATAATAAATTAAAAGAAACCGTCAGGAAACTGACGGTTTTTTGCTGTTGACTTACGAAGTTTTTCATGCCATTATCACTGCGTGGCAAAGAGTAAAACAACTAAAAAATTGAATAAAAAAGAAATTCTTTTTAAGTTGGTTTTTAGACCTGTTAAACCAAGTAAAGAATTCATGACTAAAGAATATACTTTACTAAAAAGAATTCTTCAGAAATTTCCAAGTGAAGATTTTTGGCTTAAAAGTTCTTTTCAACAAGTCAACTCTTTAGCTATTCATATCGCTATGGATATGAAAGATATTGAAAAAAAATATCGCGATTTTCACTACGAACCTCAATACAAAAATATTGAAATAAACATTGGCGAAAAGGCTGGACAAGACTATAATATAGCAGTAAAACCAAAAACAATTAAAGACTTTCTAAAATGAGTAAAAAGAATAAAGAAGAAGTAGATAGCGGCAAAATCACTACGTCTCAAGACCAACTAAAGAGTTTCTTGAAGAACAACAAAGAGTCTCATTATAATTTCGAACCAAGTATAGATTATAAGGTATCAAGTGGCAGTCTGTTGCTTGATTACTTTTTATCTGGCGGTTTAGGAACTGGTCTTCATCGATTCTGCGGAATCAATGAAGGCGGCAAGACAAGCTGCGCTCTTCAGTTTATGAAGAATTTCTTGGATCAACCTAAGAAACGTAAAGGCTTTTATATCAAAGCTGAAGGTCGATTGAGTAAAGAGATGATTGAACGATCTGGAGTTAAGTTCGTATTTAATGAAGATGAATGGGTTGATGGAACTTGTTTCGTATTTGAATCTAACATTCATGAAACAGTATTTGATGCAATGCGCGAACTAGTAGGTAAGAACGATGAAAAGATTCAATACTTCTTCCTTCTCGACTCTGTTGATGGATTGATTCGCAAGGGCGATCTTGATAAAACTTTTGAAGAATCTCAAAAGGTGGCTGGTGGAGCAGTTATTGCCGCCGATCTAATGAAGCGTATTTCTATCGCACTACAAAAGCGTGGTCATATCGCAGTATTTATTTCTCAAGTTCGCGCTGATATCAAGCTTGATCCATACAGTAAAGCTCCGATTCGCCAAACCACTGCTACAGGCGGCAACGCTTTGTTGCATTTTGCAAACTGGATTTTTGAATTCGACGCTCGTTTCAAGGGCGATCTGATTCTTGAAGACCCCAACGCTTCTTACGACGAACAAAAGAATCCTTATCTTGGACATTTTGTTAAGATTGTGGTCAAGAAGTCACCCAACGAGAGAACTAATTGCACGATTCGATATCCTATTAAATATGGAAGAAAGAACGGTACTTCCAATTGGGTAGAGAAAGAGATTTTTGATTTTCTAACAATGTGGGAAATTGCAATTAAGAAAGGAGCTTGGATCAGCTTTGATGAAGAGTTTCTGAATACTTTGAAAGAAGCTGGTTTCACAGACTTTCCTTCTCAGATTCAAGGAGCCGCTAAGTTCGAACAAATTGTAAACGATAATGAAAAGCTCAAGAATTTCTTTTTCAAGTACATCAGTGAAAATCTATTAAATTTTGGCGATGGAATTTCTATCTCTGAGTAATAAAAAAAGACGCTGCAAGAATGCTCGCAATTATTTAATTGATTGGGGAGCGCATAGTCGCAGTAAATTTCAGGCTGAAGTTAAGAAATTTCTGCGAAACTATTGGCAGCATAACATTGTGTTTGAAGAGTTTCCTATTGTTGGGACTCGTCTTACTTTGGACTTTTATAATGCTAATAAAAAAATAGCTATAGAAGTCCAAGGTAGGCAGCACACTGGTTTTGTTAAATTCTTCCACGAAAACAGAATGAACTTTCTTCATCAGCTTAATAGAGATAAGAAAAAAGAACGTTTTTGTGAACTTAACGAAATTACACTTGTAACTATTTTCGAAAACGATACAATAAATAAAGACCTTTTCGAAAGTCAAGGTGTAATATTATAACATGAAGAAGGACTCTCAATCAGAGAATTTTAAACAGTTCAAAATTCCTGAAAACTATTTTAACAAACTCTATGAGTTCAGTGGGTCCGATGAATCCTCCAAAGGATTTATAGTGGCTTATGTCTCTCAAGATGGATGCCCCATGATTTATACTAAAGTAGCCAATCCAATCGTAGAAATGGGTCTAGTTAAGGCTTTGGAGAAGTATTTAGATGAGGTAGACAACGAGCAGAATTCCATTGACATGACTGACGAGCCATGATAAAGTGCGCTCGGAATGATTTATTCGTATGATTTAGAGACTCAGTTACTCGCTGGACTGATTAAATATCCAGAAAGATACGCAGATGTCGCATCTTTCGTGACAGAAAAAGACTTCTGGAGTGAAAGCTCTAAGATAAATAGAACTATTTTTTGTGTGCTTCGTCAAGCAATTGACAACGGTGAAAAAATTGATGACGTAGTAATATCTCAAAGAGTAAAGAATTTTGGGGTAACTTTTGAGGACAATATCAATCCATCTGATTATATTGAATCTTTGTCTCTCAAGAAGTTATCCCCAGAATCTATTATAAGCGTTGCTAAAGAGTTGAAGAAATACACTATTCGTCGCGAAATTGCGATGTGTGGCGCAGAAATCAACAAGAAGATGAAGTCTATATCTCCATCTTCTGATTACAACATCATTATTGAAACTGCTGATAAACTTTATAATGATCAAATTAATCTGTACGAAACTGGAGCAGATCAGCCTGAAAATATTTTCGATGAAATGGAAGCTCTTATTGAAGAGCGTGGAAATAATCCAGTTACTGAATTTGGATTTGTCGGTCCTTATCCGAAGACTCAGGATATGTACGGTTCCCTTCTCAGACCGGGAAATATTACAGTTATTGTTGCTCGTTCTGGCGTAGGCAAAACTCAACTGTGTTTAGATTTTACAACTAAAGTCTCTGAGCAATATAAAGTTCCAGTTCTTCATTTCGATAACGGAGAAATGAGTAAAGAAGAACTAATCTTTAGACAGTGCGCTGCTTTATCTAAAGTTCCAATGTATCTTCTTGAAAGCGGTAACTGGCGTAAAGCTGGTCCAGAAGTTGTTGATAACGTGAGATTGGTTTGGCGATCTCTGAAAGAAAGATACAAGCATCTTTATTATTATAATGTTGGCGGAATGAGCGTTGATGCTCAAATAAGCGTATTGAAGCGTTTTTATTATTCAAAAATTGGTCGAGGTAATCCTCTTATTTTCAGCTTCGATTATATTAAAACAACAAGCGAAAACAGCGGTAACAAAAATGAATGGCAGCTTGTTGGCGAAATGGTGGATAAATATAAGCGTTGTATTCAAAGAGATATTAAGAGCGACAAAGGTCCATGTATTTCAATGATGACTTCAGTTCAGTCTAATCGCGCAGGTATCGTAACAAACAAGAGCGCGGCTAACGTAACTGATGATGAAAGCATCGTCTCCCTATCAGATCGAATCACTCAGTTTTCATCTCATATGTTTATTCTTCGTCAGAAAACATTTGATGAATTACAGAATGAAGCTGGTTACGGCACTCATAAATTAATTAATATTAAAGCCCGTCATTTGGGTAAAGACATTGCTGGAGCTATTAATCCAGTAAAACTTCCTGATGGAAGCCTTAAAAAGAATTTTATTAACCTAGAAATTGCTAATTTCTGTGTCACTGAAAAAGGTGATTATAGAGATATCGTCGATTCTCTAAGCGCAACCGCAACTGTAGCTAAAGATAACGATGACGACGTACCTAACCTCGATTAATAATCAAGCAGAACTCATAGAAAAAACTTTAATCGATCTTGGATATCAACTCTCAGATCGTGGCAAGTATTGGCAATGTAATGCTGTTTATCGTGATGGAGATAATAGAACCGCTCTACAAATTTGGAAAGATACCGGAATCTGGAAAGATTTCGTAGCAAACACTTCTTATCAACCCTTTAAAAGACTTCTTGAGCTTTCTTGCAAAGACGATTCTCAGATAGAAGAAATCTTGCATTCGATTAAGAATAATAATGATCCTTGTATAGAATCAATCAGAACACCTAAAATGGAATCAGATCAATTTTTCGACCACGATGAAGTAAAGACCTTGCTTCCTCATTATGATTTTTATAACAAGAAATGCATTAGTTCTGAAATTCTAGAGATCTATCGATCTGGTTTTTCAATGTCTGGAAAAATGAATGGCCGTTTCGTGTTTCCAATATTTGATGAAAATAAAAAAGTGATTGGAATTAGCGGCAGACATTTGCTTTGGAAACCAAATGCTCCTGCTCCAAAGTGGAAACACATTGGTAGAAAAGGCAACTGGATATATCCAATCAATCTACAATCTGAAGATGATAATATATTTAAAAAGACTATCGAAGAAAAACGCTCAATCATTCTTGTAGAAGGCATTGGAGATAGTCTCGCATTGTCTCAACAAGGATATTATAATCATCTTGTAGTATTTGGTTTGGAGATTAGTTCTAAACAGTTGTCTTATTTAATGTCTTTATCTGTAGACGAAGTTGTCGTTTCTACAAACAATGACGCTGATAAAACTGACAATCGCGGACTTCAAGCAGCTATAAAGATATTCCTTAAGCTTATTAAATATATCGATATCGATAAGGTTAAGATTAAACTTCCTATCTGCAAAGACTTTGGCGAAATGCTGGAGAAAGGTATTTCGATGGAAAGATGGGAAAATAAGAAGCGAGATAGAATAACTCAAGTAGAATACATTTTTGATTATGTATATAATAACGATAAGGATAAGAAAACTATTTCTATCCTTAAAAATTATTTAGAAAGTCTAAAGCTTTGAAGGAAACTTTATCAGCCAGCAAAATAAAGACATTAAAATCCTGCTCATGGCAGTATTGGTGCAAATATGTATTGAAGTTACCAGATAAAACAAATTCTGGAGCTTTAATTGGCGATACTGTGCATATCATTCTTGAATGTCTTGGCTCGTCCAGACATAAAAAACATTATGATTTAATCATAAAGAAGAAAAATATCTTTGCATCTAAAGCTATTAAAAGAATGGTTCATAAACATATTAAGAGAAAAGATCTTAATACCGAATCAGACTTAGAAAATATTTGCTCAATGGCCTTGAACGGATTGATGTATGATTTTTTCGGTAATAAGTACGGGACTCCAACAGAAGTCATTTCAGAAAAAGATTTCGAGATTACAGTTCAAGAAGAAGATATCAGCTATAAAATAAAAGGTTTCATCGATAAACTTTTTATTTATGGCGATCATGGAATTGTATTAATTAGAGACTTCAAGACTAATAAAAAGAAATACGAGGGCAAAGAAGTTACCGATAATCTACAAGATTATATGTACACTCTTGCTATTAGAAAGCTTTATCCTCACCTCAAAGATATCAAAATGGAATTCTTGTTCTTGAAACAGGATTTAAATGCTGATGGAGTTATGCCTATGGAAGCTAAAGATAAGTATGAACTTCTTGGCTTTGAGCATGAACTGACTGGCTATCAAAAATACGCCGATTCTTTTACAGAAAAGACGGCTATATCTAATATGGCAGCAAATCAAGGTATGCCTAAAGATGGAAGTTTTGCTGGCAAACTTCTTTGTGGATTCGCTAAACAACCAAATCAAATTAAAAAAGACGGTACTCCAATGTGGTATTGCACTTATAAATTTGGATTTGATTATTATGCAATTGTAGACAAAGATGAAAAGATTAAGAAGTCCGCGTTTACTAAAAAAGAGTTGCAGAAAATTAAATTAGCAGAAGGAGAGAAGATAGTAAAAAATAAATACGATGGATGTCCTTGTTTTAAACCAAAACCAGTTGAAGCCACAGACGATTTCGACCTTGACAAGTTTTAAGTTCTTGCTAAGGTTTATGGAGAATGCTGCCATTGTTCAAGTCACACTTTAGTATAGGAAAATCTATACTAACTTTAGATGATCCCAAGAAAGTTACTGAAGGAGGATCAGATAGCGTATTTAAAATCGCTAAAGATAACGGTCTAAAACAAATCATTTTAGTCGAAGACTCATTGATTGGATTCTTTGAAGCGTACAAGCGCAGCAAAGAAATGGGTATTCAATTAATATTTGGTCTTAGACTTTCAATGAGAAACTCTGCTCTTCCAGAAGATGAAGGCAGTCAACATAAAGTAATCATCTTCGCCAAAGATGATATTGGGTGCAAACTTCTGAATAAAATATATTCAAAAGCTTTTTGCGCTAATTCTGGATTTCTAAGTTATAGCGAGTTGAAAGAGTTGTGGAATGAAAACTCTCTCAAGCTCGCTATTCCTTTTTATGATTCGTTTATTTATATAAACAATCTTTCTTTTGGAAACGCGGTGCCAGATTTGTCTTTTACAAAAGCTACATTGTTCTATGAGCAGAACGATCTAGCTTTAGATTATATACTTGAGGAGAAGGTCAGAGAATTCTCTACAAACAATGATCTGCCAATGGTTAAAGTTCGAAGTATCTATTACAACAAGAAATCAGATGTCAAAGCTTTTATGGCTTATAAGATAATCTGTAATCGATCTTTCGGTAAAGATCGTTCTTTGGAGAAACCAGAACTACCTCATTTTTGCAGCGACAAATTCAGCTTCGAAGCTTGGAAGGAAGAAAATGCTACGATTTAATAAAGAACAAAAGTATATTTGTTTCGATTTCGAAACCTGTCATCTAAATCTACTTGATGATAGCAATAAGCCTTGGCAATTAAGTTATTTAATTGCAAAAGGAAGTAACATAATTAAAGAAGTAGACAATCATATCTATTGGCCTGATTTGAAGCTTTCTGAAGGCGCAAAGCTAGTTACTCATTTTGATGAGCGTAAATACCATTCATTAGCCGCCGATCCAAAAGAAGTTTTGGCAGCTTTTGAAGACTATATCTATGACGATCAATACCTTATTATAGGACAGAATCTTCTTGGATTTGATGTATATATTCATAATACATACAGAAAATTAATGGGCAAGAAGAGCGACTTCTCTTATGTAAAGAGAATAATAGATACAAATTGTCTAGCCAAAGCTATTAAAAAGAATTTAAAACCTCAAAGAGATTCTGATTTTACTTTTTGGCAATATAGATTAAATGACTTTCGTGAGAAAGGTTTAAAGACAAGCATTAAAACTCAATTGAAAGAATATAAGATTGACTTCGATGAGAATATGCTTCACAATTCCATGTACGACGTTCAGATGAATTTTAAGATTTTTCAGAAGCAGCTTTGGCAAATTGAAATATGAATTTTTTACAAGACATTAAAACTTATGATAACGCCATGCTTCCCGGCGTTCGCTTGCCTCAAATCTCTATTGAAGGTAAATATTATGATTTACTGAAGATTCCTATTTCTTCCGATAATTTTACATTCCTTAAGACACTTTGTTATAGGAGTTTAAATAATTTAGGATTAAACAATAATCAATATGTTGAGCGTATGGAGATGGAACTGGAAATCTTCAGAGAGCTTGATTTCGTTGATTATGTACTTCTCAACTGGGATATTCTTAATTACTGCCATGAAAATAATATTCCAACTGGTGCTGGTCGTGGTAGTGCTGCGGGTTCTTTGGTTTTGTTTATCGTGGGTGTTACGAAAGTTGATCCCATAAAATATGAACTATTCTTTGAGCGTTTCGTTAGCCGTTCTCGCGCTAAGAAGATTATCAAAGATGATATTACCTATCTTGATGGTTCACTTCTTCCTGACGTAGATAACGATATTAGCTATGATAGACGCGCAGAAGTGATTAAGTATATTGAGCAGAAACATCTAGGCAAAACATCGAAGATCTTAACTCTCAATACTCTTTCTAGTAAGCTTTGTATTAAAGAGTGCGGAAAGATTGTTGGTGCTTTATCAGAAACAGACGTAAATGAAGTTAGCGACAATATTCCCAAACTGTTTGGACGGGTTTTTGATTTAGAAGAAGCGTATAAAGCTAATGATAAATTTAAAGCTTGGGTTGATCAAAATAAATTCGTATTTGAAATAGCTAAGAAGATTGAAGGGTTGAATAAGAATACTGGTGTTCATCCTTCTGGTATTGCTATTTCTTATTATAAGATCGAAGAAGTTTGCCCAGTTCAAAAGACTTCTGATGGTGATTTAGTTAGCGGCTATGATATGAATTATGTAGCCGAACTAATGGTTAAGTTCGATGTTCTTGGCTTGAGAACTTTGACTGTAGTCAGCGAAGTTTGCAAGAGACTGAATATTGAAATGACTTCTATTGATCCAGAAGATCCTTTCATTTATGAAAGCTTTCAGAATCTTCGTACTCCACAAGGTCTATTCCAAATTGAAGCGGAAACCAACTTCAAGGTATGCCGTAAAGTTAAGCCCAAGTCTCTTGAACAGCTTAGTGCGGTAGTTGCTATTGCTCGTCCCGGCGCATTGGATTTCGCTGATCAGTATGCTACATATTCAGCTTCAGGAGTATTCCAGCTTGTTCACGATTTCTTTAAAGAAGAGCTTTCATATACTGGTGGCATTCCTCTTTATCAAGAGCAGTTGATGAAGATGGCTGTGCGTTTGGGATTCACTCTTGATGAGTCAGAGCAGTTGCGACGTATCGTTGGTAAAAAGAAGGTGGATCAAATGCCAGCATGGCAAGGAAAGATTCGTCAGAAAGTATCCGAACAGAATCTTGATCCTGCGATTGGCGATGTATTGTGGAAAGTAGCTGAAGACTCAGCGAACTATTCGTTTAATAAATCTCACTCTATCTCTTATGCTATTTTGGCTGCATGGACTGCTTATCTAAAATTCAAGTATCCACATGAATTTTTCTTGGCATTGCTTCAGTTGTCTAAATATGAGCCTGATTCACATCAAGAAATTAACAAGATTTCAAAAGAGCTAGTATATTTTGATATCAAACTTCTACCTCCTGATCTAGCAAAGTCTGCATTAGATTTTAAGATTGAAGATGGAAATATTCGTTTTGGATTGAACTCTATTAAGGGTGTTTCTGAAAAGACGTTGCAAGCTCTTCAAAGCTTTAGAGAGACAAACACTCCAACAAAGTTCGATATTTTTATCGCCGCTAAACAAGCTGGTATTAATATTGGTCTACTTTCTTCTTTGATTCAAGCTGGAACTCTAAGTTCATATACTCATAGAAGATCACGCTTAGTTCTTGAAGCTCAAACTTTCAACATCTTAACTGATAAAGAAAAGAAATTCGCTTGCAGTGTTGGGCCTAAATATGATTACGATATTTTAACTATTGTAAGTGAATGCGCTTTTAAAGCACAATCTCTTAATGAGAATGGTAAACCATTCATGAATGAAAAGCGTAAAATAACATTCAGAAAAAAGTACGATGAGTATAAAAAGATCTACGAGCAAAACAAGAATCATGAGAAGTTTGCTAATTGGGTCTTTGAAAATAGGCTCTTAGGTTACACTCCAACTATTCGACTAAAGACTATTTTTCAGCAATCTGAGTGTACGTTTACAGATACAATGGAATTTCAATCTGCTTTTAAAGAAGACAGAGTAAAGATGGTTGGAGTGATAGATGATGTTTATAAGGGCAAAACTAAAAAGTCTAATTCTACATTCTATAGATTCCAATTGAAAGATGAAGTTGGCAGCGTAAGTGCGATGTTTTTAGATGGTGGAAAACACCAAAGATTAACAGAGTATCTTGAAGACGGTCTTAAAATTCCAGATAAGGAAAGTATTGTAGTTTTCACTGGCAGAAAGGGTGACGATGTGCTATGGATAGAGAACATCGGAATCTTGGACGACAAGATCTACATGAAGTTATCTGACATAGAATGAAAAATTTAAATTTAACACCAAGAGCGCAAAAGCTAATCAAAGAAGCTTATAAAATAGCTGTAGATCTCAAACACACAGAGATCACGCATCTTCATTTGTTTATAAGCTTTTTGAATCTTAAGCAAAGTCAGATAGAAGAAGCATTTGGAAATTTCGGTATAGATTCTTTAAAGATAAAGAATAGTGCCATAGCATTTCTAAAAGCTAATGTTCCAGCACAAAAGAAAGCTACGTTAAAGCCTTTATTATCTGAAGGTGTAACTAATGTTTTTAAATGCGCCAAAACTATATCTTCTAAATTCGATCATAAATACATCGGATTAGAACATGTATTTTTAAGTTTGTTTGAAGTTCCTAATCAGACTTTTGAACTTTACTTGATTGATTATAATTATGATTTTGTTAAAGTCGTGGACTATGTTGAGCAAAAACTAGAAGATGATGATATGTTGCCAAGCGTTGAGGAGGAAACAAACGTTCCTAATGAAGCGAAACAAACTTTTGATATAAAGAAGTATAAAGTTTTAAATACTTACGCTAATAATCTTAATATACAAGTTGTTAATGGTAAGATAAATAATCTGCATCTTAATAAAGAATTAATTCAAAAGATCTCAGAAGTCCTTTGTCGTAAAAATAAAAATAATCCACTTATTGTAGGTGAAGCCGGTGTTGGTAAAACTGCACTAGTTGAATCATTGGCTCAAGCCATCGTTAAAGGTGAAGCTTCTGATTTGCTTAGTTTAAAGCAGATTTACAGCTTAGATATTCCAATGATGATTGCTGGTTGCAAATTCCGTGGTGAGTTTGAAGAAAAAATTAAGAATCTATTAAAAGAAATTACAGATGATCCGTATATAGTTTTATTTATCGATGAAATTCACACGATCATTGGTGCTGGAAATCCAGAAAATGGCAACGATGTTGCTAATATTCTAAAGCCTTATTTAGCCAGAGGAGAAATTAGCTGCATTGGTGCTACCACTTTTGACGAATACAAGAAGACTATATCTGATGACCCAGCTTTATCTAGGCGTTTTCAGATTATTAAAATTGAAGAACCCACAAAAGAACAAACCTTCAATCTAATCAAGAATATTAAAGGCGGATATGAAAATTTTCATGTAATAGATTTCTCTGATGATGTTATTCATTTTATTATTAATAGTGCTGAAAAGTATATTGAAGGAAGATTTCCTGACAAAGCTTTAGACATTATTGATCAAGTAGGAGCTAAAGTTAAATTAAAGAACTTTGTAAAGTCTCCTGAAATGCTTAAGATAGAAAAGAAACTCAGTAAATTTGTAGATTCTAATAAGCAAACAATAGAGAAGAAAAAGATTTCTTCTTTAGAAGAGCTATTGGTTGAGTATGAAGAGTCTACAAAAAAGATGATTACTAATTGGCGTAATAATAGATATCAAGTCACAAACACCGATATTTTAGAAGTCGTCTCTGATAAAACTAATATTCCAATTGATGATTTGGAATTACAAGACTTTGATAAAGTTAAATTGCTTAAAATTAAGCTAAAAGAACAAGTATTTGGTCAAGATAATCAAATTGAACATATATATAAATCTTTAATCAGAGCGAAAGCTGGTTTCCGCAATCCAAATAAACCCATTTGTTCAATGCTTTATGCTGGACCAACGGGTGTTGGCAAGACAATGACTGCAAAGATAATTGCTGAAACATTATTCATTAATAAGAACAATTTTATAACAATTGATATGTCTGAATACACAGACAAGACCGCCGTAAATAAACTAGTTGGATCTAGTCCCGGTTATATTGGATTTGATAAAGGTGGAGTATTAACTGAAAAGGTTAGAAAAAATCCATACTCTTTAATTCTATTTGATGAAATACAAAAAGCTGATGAAGACGTTTTGTATTCTTTGTTACAAATACTTGAAGAAGGCAAGATAACCGATTCTTCTGGTAAGACCGTTGACTTTTCAAACACGATGATTGTTATGACTACGAATGTCGGAGCAGAAGTGGTTAATCATTCTTCGATTGGTTTTGGAAAGCAAAAGGCTGGTAAATCAGACGTTTTATCTTCTATTAAAAAACATTTTCCTCCTGATTTATTGAATCGCATTGATGAAATAATTATTTTCGATTCTCTTGAGCAAGAACAGATCAAACTAATTATAGATAAAGAACTGCAATCTTTTAAATCAGATTTGATAGAAAGAAATGTGATTATAAAATATTCATCAGAAGTAACTGATTTTATATTTAATAAAATTCAATTTAACAACTTTGGCGCAAGACAGGTTATCAAAACTATTCAACGCGAACTTCAAACACAAGTAGCGGAAAAGATGCTAGATTCAGACAAGAAACTAAATCTAGAAATTTCTATTAAAGACAACAATATTTGTGTAATATAATTTATATGCCGCTCCCAAAACCTAGTAAGAAAGAAACAGAACAAGAATTCGTTAGCCGCTGCATGGGTGACGATATGATGAATAAAGATTTTAAAGATCAAAAGCAACGCGCTGCTGTTTGTTATTCTCAATATAAGATTCGCCATAAGGCAAAAGGAGAAACTAGCTGGGATGACGTTCGCAAAGGTGACAGTTTAAATCTTCTATAATATATGAATGAGCATAATCCTATTTACGGTGTGAACCCTAACCCTCCATCTTCTAATGACACATTTGATTTTGCGATGCCAGATATTCCTGAGCCTCCTCAAAGTGAAAAGCCAGAACCAAAAGATAAAGATGCTGTAGGTTTTAAGTTTGGATTTATTGGTGCTGGTCAAGGCGGTGGAAAACTAGCTGAAACATTTTCTCAGATTGGATATGCTAGAGTTGGTGTTATTAATACAGCCGATCAAGATCTAGCTACCATAAACGTGCCAAACAAAATGAAGTTTGGAGAACAACAAGGTGCTGGTAAGAATAGAGAATTCGCTAAACAAGCTTTCTTAAATAGTAAAGAAGATGTAGTAGATTTTATCAAGTCTTCTGTCGGAACAGATATTGATCGTATTTTCGTTACAGTTGGTGCTGGTGGCGGAACTGGCGCAGGTGTTTGCGCCGAACTAGTAAAAACCGTAAAAGAATATCAGACAACAGTGAAAGCCACTTCTCCTTATGTTGGCTTAATTCTCGCTCTACCAAAGCTTTCTGAAGGCAAGAAAGTCAGTCAGAATGCTTATGAAACACTCAAGGAAGCTTGTGAGTTAGTAGAACAGAAGATTGTTTCTCCTCTTATTATTCTTGATAACGAAAGAATCAATACGCTTTATCCAAAACTTTCTGTAAACAAGTTCTGGCAAGTAGCAAATGCTAATATTTGTTCTTTATTTCACTTGTTTAATAACATCATTACTAAGAATAGTCAATATAGTACATTCGATACAAATGATTTCAGAACTGTTCTCGATTCTGGTATTATGGTTTTTGGTGCAGCTAACATTACTAATCATAGTAGCGAAGCCGAAATCAGCAAAGCAGTTCGCGAAAATCTCAAGAGAAATGTTCTTTGCGGCGAGCTTGATCTTTCTACTGGTAGCACCGCTGCTGCTGTGGCGATTTGTGATGAAAGAACGTTAGACAATATTCCTCAAGAATATTTAGACAACGCTTTCAATCAATTGAATAGAACCTTGAAGACCAATAGCACCGTTCATCAAGGTGTTTATAAGGGAGTTAAAGAAGGACTTTCTATCTTTACGGCTATTGGTGGTATTACAACTCCAAATGGTAAACTAGAAGCTCTTCTAAAAGCTAGTCAATAAGTGTAATAAAATATATGGCTAATAATCAAGACATTCCATTTTGTTATTTTAATACTGGCACAACTGTTACCCCAACTAGCGATAAAGATATTTATATCGTATCGGCATTAGCTTCTTTTAGTGGAGATTTTGGCACTATAACAGTAGGCGCTAATCAAAGTTTAAATCCTACTATTCCTATTAAAATTTCTAGTCCAGTTGTTAGTGGAACAGCTAGAAGTTTATTCTATTATTTCGAGTAATTTTATTAGAAATATCGCAGGATAACCTTATTATCCTGCGATATATGAATCTTCAGATCTATAAGCCAAACCCTAAGAATCAGGGTTGCGCTATCAGCTTCCAAATCTCACAAAAGCCAAACAGTGAGCCGCAGTTTTATGTAAACTGTATTGCTCAACATTCTTGGAACGATCAGACCAAGACAGGCTCATTCGCGGAGAGTCGTAATAATCCATCAAAGACTATTGCTATCAAGTTCAATGAGTTTGAACTTGGTGAAATGATTAACGCGTTTCAGCAAAAGACTTCTTATTCAGCGTTCCATTCTAGCGAATCCAACAAGACCCAAATCAAGCTCGCGCCATACGAGAAGACAAAGGGTACTGGAGATTACGCTGTCAAGTATACCGCTTTTGGATTGTCTTTCATTCGAAATGGAGCGGACACTTTCAAGGTTCCGCTAGAGCCGGGAGAGGCTGTTAGGCTTATTTCTTTTATTAATAAGTTCTATTCTCTACTTGATGACTCACGAAAGCTACCACCGAAGTCAGAACAAGCCGCACCAGCAAAGCGAGAAGCAGTGCCTCAAGAAGCCGCTCCAAAGCCTAAGAAGGCAGAACCAGTTGCCGCAGATACAGAAGAAATGGACTTCTAATGTCTAAGAAACGGGTTTTAATTCATAGTAATTTTTGCAAGATGTTTACTGGTTTCGGTAAACATAAAAAGAATTTATTGTCATATTTATATAAGACTGGAAAATACGATCTTATAGAATTAAGCAATGGATTTACTTGGGAATCAGAACAAGTACAATTTGTACCTTGGAAATCTTATGGTATGTTACCAGAAGATCCAGAGATTATTAAAGAAATTGCTATTGATGAAAGACGTAAACATGGTGCAGGTTATGGCGCAGAAATGATTGATCATGCAATACAAGAATTAAAACCCGATATTTACTTAGGAATAGAAGACGTTTGGGCTTTCAATGGTTTTCAAGACAAAGAGTGGTGGAATAAAGTTCACTGCATTATTCACACCACTCTTGATAGTCTTCCTATACTTCCTGACGCAGTTTCTATTGCGCCAAAAGTTAATCATTATTTAGTTTGGGCATCATTTGCTGAAAAAGCTATGCACAAGCTTGGACATACTCATGTAAAAACAGTACATGGAACACTAGATACAAATTCTTTTTATCGATTGCTTGATGAAGACAGAAAGAAAATTCGCACTCGTTTCAAACTAAATGATGAATTCATTATTGGATTTGTTTTTAGAAATCAACTAAGAAAGTCAGTGCCTAATTTACTTGATGGTTTTAAAATGTTTTGCGCCGCAAATCCACAAGCAAATGCGAAACTTCTTTTACATACTTCTTGGAATGAAGGTTGGGATATCTTAAAACTTTTAAAAGAAAAAGACATCAGCACAAAAAATATATTGACCACTTATGTTTGTAAAAATTGCAATGCTTATGCGGTGAAACCGTTCTCCACTCATATCGCTCATTGTGATTTTTGTCGCGCACAAAATAGCTGCGAAACTACAAATGTAAAAAATGGAGTAAATGAACAGCAACTCAATGAGATTTATAATCTCATGGATGTGTATTGTCATCCATTTACTTCTGGTGGGCAGGAGATTCCAATTCAAGAAGCTAAACTTACAGAACTAATAACGTTGGTTACTAATTATAGTTGCGGTGAAGATTGTTCTACAGAAGCTAGTGGCGGCTTGCCTCTTGAATGGGCTGAATACAGAGAACCTGGAACACAATTCATCAAAGCTTCCACTTTACCAACGAGTATTTTATCTCAGCTACAATATGTTTTCAATTTATCTAATGAAGACAAAAAACAAATAGGTCAAAAAGCTCGTCAATTTGTTATAGATAATTATAGCATTGAAGTTGTCGGCAAATATTTTGAAGAACTTTTTGATAGCTTGCCTTCAGTTAACTACAACTTCGAAAATAAAAAGACCAAATGCAATCCATTCTACGATGTTGATTCTAATTTAAATGATAAAGAATGGGTTGAATCGCTATATGATAATATTTTGATGAAGAAAGATCCTGCTGGAGTTACTCATTGGATACAAAGACTTAGCAATGATCTTAAAAGATCAGATGTGTTAGCGTATTTCAGGAAAACAGCGTTAAACGAAAATCAAAATACATTTCTTTCTGAAATGTTAGAATCGTTAAAAGAAAGCGATAGCACCAAAAAGATAGCGTTTATACAACCAGAAGGCGCAGAAGAAGTTATTATCGCCACATCATTGATATCTTCAATAAAGAAACTATATCCACAACATGATATTTATTTCTTTACCAAGTCTGAAAACTTTGATTTAGTAAATTCACATCCAGATATCAAGAAAGTATTAAATTACTTCAGCAAAATGGACGATCCATTGTTTTTCGAAGGTAAAGGACCAAACACTAAATACTTTGACATAGTTTATGCTCCTCATCTTTCCATACATAATAATTACTTTCGAAACTCAGAAGATATTCTGCAATATAATATTTATGAATCTAACTGAAAAAATGGCATTAGATTGCGGAGTAAAAATTTCGCAGCCTTATCTTGATAGATATTTTATTCCGCTGAAAAGCGATAATTATATCATCATAGACACTCGTTGCAAAAATACGAACGGCGAGTATGATTATTTTGCAGATGTTCTTGATTTAATTAAACCATATCTTAAAGATTCAAATATAGAAGTATTTCAATTCGCCACGGATAAAAGCCCTAAGCTACAATGTAATAAATGCTTTATAACAATAAATAAAAAGCAAGAAAACTATCTCATATCAAAAGCTAGACTTTTGATTTCGAATGAAAATTATTCTTTGCATATCGCTTCAGTATTTAATACGAAGTCTATAGGTTTGTATTCTTTATTTAATCCTAAAAATACCAGACCAATTTGGAACCAAAGCTCGCAAATTATTTTAGAATCCAATAGAGACGGTAATCTTCCCACTTATGGTCATTTAAAAGAGTCTCCCAAAACCATAAATTTTATTAGCCCATACGTTATTGCCAAAAATATTTTAGACAGTCTTGGTATAGAAAATGATCTGCATCGTTTTGAATTAGTTAATTTGGGCAGAAGTTTTCATCAAAAAGTTGTAGAAATAGTTCCTGACTTTATATCTTCAGAAGATTTTATGAAGGACAGATCCATCAATTTAAGACTTGATTATGTAAAAAATCTAAATGCATCTGTCTTCAACTATTGGCTAACCAATAGAAAAGTTAACATAATTACCGATAAAGATATCAATGTTAACATGATCGCTCCATTTAGAAATAATATAATCTTGATGACGATAATGCTTTCTCCAAATATTTCAGAAAAATTTTTAAAGCATTGCAAGGCTATCGGTCTTAAATTAAAAATCTTTTGCGACGATAAAGACAAACTAGAAGAATACAGATTTAAATTCTTAGACTGGGAAGTAAATAAAGATTTCGAAAATGATGGAGCTTTAGAAAAACTACAAAACATTTCTGAAAAATCTAAGTTCATTAGCTCCAAAATTTTAATTTCTAAAGGCAAACAGTTTTCATGCAAAGCCAACTATCTTTCGAACAAACACCTTGACAATTCAGAAGAAACAGTTATTCTCTCAAAAGAATTCGAACAAGAACTAGAATTCTTTAAAATTTACAATGAGCGAGAAGAAGAATCAAAATCTGGTGCCTCAGTCGCGTAATGCTTGGGGCTTAATTGAAGGTATAGACTACAAAAAAAATGAAGACGGCTCAATCAACTGGCGAGCAATGGTTAAAACAGAACATCTATTCCCTAATAGAGGTTGGTTTGAATTGCGTAAACAGCAGATGCCCACTTCCATTGAAGGTCTTGCTGATAATCAGCTTCTTATCAAGCTTGCTGGCATTAAAGAGCTTGCCAAGCTCCGAGGATACACAAGCGTAAAGTATGACGTTATTAAGTGTGAACCATCTTACGTCAGCATTAAGTGTGGCATAACTTGGATTCCAAACTACGAATCAGAATATGAAAGTTATTACGAAGATATCGCAAACGCTACAGTCAATAATACTTCGGACTTTGCTGTCAAATTTTTGGAAACGATTGCAGCTAATCGCGCATTCGTTAGGGCTGTAAGAAACTTTTTAGGCGTACACATTGTAGGTAGCGACGAAATCGACGCTTCTAAGAAAGGCACTCCTTCTGTATTCGAAGAAGATAATGAAGTCGCGCTTCCTTCTTCACAAGGAATGCTAGAGAAGACTGCTAAGAATTCTAGCATTAATTCTTTTGAAGAATTTCAAGATTATCTTCGCAATGCTTGGAAACTTGGTGTTTATAAGAACGCTGAAGCTAAAGTATGGACTTCATACAATGATATTCCAGCAAAAGAAGCTAGAATTTTGATGTCAATTCTAAAAGATAAGTGATAATTATGTATAGAGAAATTTTACAAATTAACGTAAAGAAGCTTTCAGAAAACGCAACTATTCCTACTCAAGGAACAAGCTTTGCTGCTGGATATGATTTATACGCAGCAGAAGATGCGGTCGTAGTTTGCGGAACTCGCAAGCTGATCAAAACCAATGTCTCAATGGAAATTACTCCCGGTTATTATGGACGAATTGCTCCGCGTTCCGGTCTAGCTTATAAAAACGGTATTGATGTTTTGGCTGGAGTAATTGATTCTGATTATCGTGGAGATATTGGAGTTATTCTTTATAATACAGATAAGAATATCGATTTCACTGTTAAGAAAGGTGATCGAATCGCTCAGATTATTTTTGAAGCTTGTTATATCGCCACTTTAAATAATGTAGATAATTTAGATAATACATTGAGACAAGCTGGCGGCTTTGGATCAACAGGAAAATGAACGACAAGCACATAAAAAAAATCATAGATAAGCAATTTAAGATAGCCAATGTAGATCTTAAATATGAAGATATCCGCGATAACCAAACTCCAAACTGGTTAACAAAGTATTCTTATACTCCAGAAGATAATGAAAAGTGGAAGAACTGGACTATGAAATATATGCGCGAAAAGATGAAGCTCACGAAAGACAAAGCATTGATAGAAACTGCGTGGATTGATTTGAATTACGGTCTAAGGACTTCGACTCAATCTTCTAAAAAGTCAAAAAAGAAGTGAAGCGGGATCTCAAATTATTAGATCTTTGTAAAGTTTTAGATACAGATTATTCTGACTATGGAGGAAAAATACGTCGCCACAGTGATCCTGATTATAATTACAGCGATTGCAGCGGTGGCTGTAAGCATTTTATTCCTTTATACAATCAGAAATATAGAGATGCAGACGTTGATTTCGGAGTCTGCACAAATAAAAGAAGTAAAAGATGCGGACTACTAACATTCGAACACCAAGCTGGTTACGGATGTTTTGAGATAGAAAAATTAAGGTGAGGTGGCAGAGTGGTCTAATGCAGGGCTTTGCTAAAGCCCCGTACTCCAAAAGAGTACCGAAGGTTCAAATCCTTCTCTCACCGCCAATTTAAATTGTCCGATGGTGTAATGGTAGCACAAGAGACTTTGACTCTCTTTGTATAGGTTCAAATCCTGTTCGGACAACCATTTTATAATGCAAGAAGTACAATCCATTATATCTAAACTAATAGAATCAATTAAAACAGTTGATTCTAATAAGTCTATTCCTTATTTAGTAAAAGATATAGACAAGCACGTTCAAGAAGCTTACGCTGAACTTTATAAATACCGCGAACAAAAATCAGTGTATAAACCTCTGAATGATAATAAACGAGGACACTGCTGTTAAAATATCAACTCCCTGCACTAGAAAATGCAAGTTAATAAACGATCATTGTGTAGGCTGCGGTCGAACTTGGCAACAAATCAGAGATTGGACCTTTTATAAAGAGTCTGAAAGACTTGCAATAATGAACGATCTAAAGCCAAATATACAACTAAAAGACCAATATGAGTGCTGGTAAAGGCGATAAACCAAGAAATTGTTTTAGTAAACAATATAAAGACAATCATGATTTGATAGATTGGGGTCGTAAGAAAAACAAGAAGAATAAGAAAGGCTCCAATAGTGAGCGATAATTCTTCAAATATACATAGAGCAATCAATGTAACGGCCCTCACTGACAAAGAAATTAAAAAGTATTCTTTAGTTAAAGTTGGAGATAGTTTTAAAAAAGATGATTTAGTATTATTGTATGACGATCAATATGTAAAAATTGCTGAAGGAAATAAGCTTTTGAAATATAAAGTGCTTAAAGAAAATACAGTATATCGAAGAAAGTAAGTGTAAAAATATTTATGGCCCAGAATTTCGCCGTTCAGTTTCCGCAGAATGTCAATACTAATTTGATTTATGATTCAATAAATCAATACTATAGACCTGCCAGAGACACTGATTTTACTATTGGCGGCGGCATTTTAAATCCCGCTTTTGATATTTTTGGTCGCCAAAGAGTCTCTACTCCTTTAACTTTATTTGATAGCTCTCATAGATATAAAGACAACGGTCTTTGGACTACAGCGACTACAGGAACTGCTTCTGCCACTTTTAATGCAAATCAAGGTTTAGTAGATTTGGCTGTTGATAATTCTATAAACTCTGAAGTTATAAGAGAAACTACCAAAGTATTTTCCTATCAACCGGGAAAATCATTGTTGGTTTTGAATACGTTTGTAATGCAAGCTAAAAAAACTGGTCTTCGTCAAAGAGCTGGATATTATAACGATTATAATGGAATATATTTTGAAGTTAATAATTCAACTATAAATTTTGTAGAAAGATCTTATGTAAGTGGTGGTCTAGCAGAAACTAGAGTATCGCAATCATCTTGGAATGGAGATAAGTTAGATGGAACTGGCCCTTCAGGTTTAACTTTAGATACGTCTAAAGCTCAAATTTTTTGGATGGATATTGAATGGCTGGGTGTTGGCTCTGTTAGAACTGGATTTATAATTAATGGTCAAATTATTGTTTGTCACATATTTAACCATGCAAATTTAATTTCTTCAACATATATTACAACAGCATGTTTGCCGCTTCGTTATGAAATTAAAAATACCGCTGCGACTTCTGGCTCCAGCACTCTTAAGCAAATTTGCTCAACTGTAATTTCAGAAGGCGGTTATGAACTTCGTGGATTACAACAAGCAATAGCAACTCCAATAAATACTCCATCAAGCCTTGCAGTTGCAGGAACTTATTATCCAGTGATTTCTGTAAGATTAAAAAGCACAGCTTTAGACGGTATTGTAATTTTAACTGCGCTTTCAATGATGGGTATAGGTAATGGTATAAATTATAGTTGGCGAGTAGTTGCTTCTGGTGCTACTACTGACGGTAGCTGGATAAGTGCTGGCACTGACAGTGCTGTTGAATATAATATCAGTGGAACTTCTTTTACTGGAGGAAGAGTGCTTGCCAGTGGATTTATAAACTCTTCTAATCAAGGTTCTCCATCAATTGATATCCTTAAAGAAGCTCTTTTTACATTTCAATTAGAAAGAAATGGATTAACTTCAACGCCTTATGAACTTACTCTTGCTGTTACCGCTGGAAGTAATAGTCAAAATATATTCGCTTCTATAGATTGGGAAGAAATCAGCAGATAATTTTAATTATTTCTTTTTATCATTATCTGTGTAATAACAGATATGACAACCAAACTACCAATATTAATAATATTGGTTTTTTTATTTACTGGGTGCTTCTCTACTATAAGACCAGCGAAACAAATTGATGACAATCAAAAAGTTATCGCTAAAGAAGAGAAAAAAGTAGATACTACTTTAGTAGAGATGGAAAAGAACGATAAAGGCAAGAGAATTCAAACCTCAGGGCTTTCAATCGGCATTCAACATTCTTTAAATCAAGTTTCAAATCCGCCCGTTCAAGTAGATACGGCTAAAGCTCTTAATGAAAGAGTGATTTCTATTGTCGGCTCACCTCATATTGATGAAATAAAAAGAATTAAAGCCACCGTAGATCTATTAAATTCTCAAGTTGCTGAAGAACGCAAAAAAGGCGAAGAATTATTATCCCAGCGAGATGAAATAATCAATAAACTTCAAAAAGAAAAGTCAGAATTAAATGAAAAATACGACGATCAACTCTGGCAACTAACCGATAAAGCTAAAGAAGTAGCCAAAGAAGCTGATCAAAATAAAGCTGTGTTAGACTCAATGAGCGGAATGTTTGGTCTTAATGCAGTATTTTGGGGGTTAAAGAAGTTTATACTTAGCGCATTAACTGCAATTATTGTATTTGTAGTAGTATTCGTTATTCTTCGCCTTCTAGCAACTGTACATCCTGCTGCTGGTGCTGCATTTTCAATATTTAATATGTTAGGATCGGCAATCATCTCAGTTCTAAAGGCTTTAACTCCCAAAGCTTTTGAAATGTGTAATTTTGCCACAAAAGATAAGGTCGATGAATTTAAATCTCCTCTTGTTAAAATTGTAGATGTAATTCAAGAGCTTAAAGAAAAACAAAAAGAATCTCCAGATAGAGTATATCCATTAACCGAAGTATTAAAGAGATTTGATAAAGAAATGGATAAACCAGAAAAAGATTTGATTGATGATATTTTAAAAGAACAAAAGTGGACTAAATAACCGGAAAATTACTAATCAATACCGGATGAATTAAAAAAATCTATTTGGTTTATTTTAGTGTAATCAGTTATGTCACACTGATTATATGAATACAAACGATGTTCAGATTATATCGCAACAAGTATTAGAATCAACTGGTCAAGATTTGACTGGTAAATATGTTTGGTTATTTATTGTGGGACTTATAGCTTTAATGTTTAAGTCTAGTATTGAAAAGTTTGCGGCTGCTTTGTTTATGTTTGTAGGAAATGATTATAAAGAAGATGACGTTGTGTATGTCGATGGTAAGCCTGGAAGAATAGTCAGAGTAGGTTTAACAAAGACCGTATTCTTCATATACGATGTTGTTGACGGAAAGGTTTTGGGCGGCAGCAAGTTAGTGGTTCAAAACGAAAGACTAGCATCATTAAATATCGAAAAGCCACTTGCTAACTTAGATCTCAGTAGATTTAAGAAGCAAGACTAAAATGGCAATAAATATTTTTACTCATATCCGTCGCAATTTATACGATAATGTTTATAATTGCATAGTAAAAGATAAGGTAAATATAAATGAAAGAGACGAGGACACTGGAAATCCCCCTCTCATAGCTGCCGTATCAGAGAATAATAAAGAGATTGTCGAATTACTATTAAATCATGGTGCTGACGTTAACTGCAAAGACTGGACAAGTAAAAACACAGCACTTGATATTGCAGAACAAAAAGGTTTTTTATCTATTGTTGATGTTCTTCAAAAACGTGGTGCAAAATACGGAAGCGGTAGTAGTTTTCATTTAGCTGCTAAAAATGGAGATATAGTTTCTGTTGAAGAAATGTTGAACAAAGGAAATACTTTAAATGAAGTAGATGCGGCAAAAGGTTGGACTGCTATGCATTATGCAGTTCATTACGGACAAAAACATCTTGTAGAATACTTATTACTCAGAGGCGCAGATGTTAACGCTAAAGACTTCTTAGGCAAGAATAATCCAATAGACGTATTAGCTTTAGGCAATAGAGGAGAAATAGTAAGAATACTAACTAAAGCAGGAGCAAAGTCTTCTGGTGGCTCAAGTATTCATTTTTGCGCTGAAACGGGAGACTTCGAAGGAGTTCAAAAGTATTTTGATATTGATGGCCGTATAAATGGTCGCGATGATAAAAATGGATGGATGCCAATTCATTATGCAGTTAATGCTAATGATATTGAAATGGTTGAATTTTTGATCTGTCTAGGAGCTAATGTTAATGGTGCAGACTTTAAAGGTGAAATCGCTCCTTTAGATTTAGCTTTTAAAACTGGTAATATTAAAATGCAAACACTGCTTCAATTAAAAGGAGCAGCAAGAAAGAAAAAAATCGACAATGGAGGTGGCGGCAAAGACGTTACAATCCATATCAGTGAAGAATTTAAAAAGCAAATGCAAGCTTACATTGATAAAAGAAATGAAGAAGAAGTTAAGTTAAAAAAGATACATGAAGAAGAAGTCGCAAAAGACCCAAAGAAAAAAGATAAAAAGACCATTAGTTGGAAAGAATTTTTAAAAAGCAAAAACAAACCAGTCGAAGAAAAGAAAGTCGAAGAGATTAAAAAAGTTGAAGCACCAAAAGCACCTAAGAAAATAATAAATCAAGTTGCGGCGATTGATGCTGAAGTTAAATCTAGTCGCCTTGAATTGGATAAAATACAAGATGGCTATATATTTTTCATGGATATTGTTGGATACAGTAAAAAAACAACTGATGAACAAAGAAAAGTATTTAAAGATTTAGGAGAAATAGTCAAATCAACCATCCAATTTAAAACCGCCAACGCTCTTGAAAAATTAATTGTTTTACCAACAGGCGATGGCATGATTCTTGGATTCTTTACTTATCTTGAAGATGCTATTAATTGTGGCATTACTGTAGCAAAAGCTGTAAAAAATAGAGAAGATCTACAAATGAGAATGGGCGTTCACTGCGGCGATGTTTGTCCATTAGAAGACATCAACGGTAACTTAAATATAAGCGGCGATGGAATCAATTATGCTCAAAGAGTTATGGATGCAGGTGAAAGCAATCATTTATTAGTTAGCTCTGACGTTATGGCTAAATATGATAGACCTAATTATGTTTTAGTAGAAGATCTTGGCGACGTTATTGTTAAACATGGAGTCGTAATGAGATTATATAGTTTATATAGTTCTGATTTTGGAAATAAAAGTTTTCCATCTTCAAGAGTTAAAAAAAGTGATTCTACTAATGTTTAAAACGGTGTAAAATCATAATATTAAATTATGGATACGCTAAAAGAAATTATTGAAACTATAAATAAAATAAACTCGTCAATTGTTGTAATTACAGCATTTTGCGGATATATGTTTTATGTTTTAAAAAAATTGCATCCTTTCACAACAATTACTACGGATATAGCGGTTCTTAAAAATGAAATATCACACATTTCTAAAGAACTAAAACCAAATGGCGGTAAAAGCTTGAAAGATCAAATGAATGATCTTCAATTATCCACTAAAACAATTCTTTATCGACAAAGATGGATATTAGATAATAGAGAAGAACCGATATTTGAAACAGATGAAAACGGAAATTTTACTTGGGCGAATAGCGCAATGATACGTTTGACTGATAGATTATTTAAAGATTTAGAAAACAATAATTGGATCAATGCTCTTTGCGAAAATACTAGAACAGAAATAAATGAAAGCTGGCAAATAGCAATAGAAAATAAAAGAAACTTTGAACACGAAATAATAATTGTAGATAGTAAAAATAGATCTTTCAGTGCAAAATGTATAGCAGTCAGACAAGAAGATGGTAAATATGTCGGTAAATTAATAAATATTAGAGAGCTAGAAGACTCTGAAAAAACTTGTTGACAAGGCGCAGAATCTGTGTAAGATTATATACCTATGATTAAATCATTTAAGTTATTCATCGTGTCAATTCTAGCCTCAGTCGCAGTTTTTGCTGCGGATACTGAGTCTTCAGTTCGCGCCAGTATTAATGCTGGCTACAACAACCACTACATCGTAAATGGTCTAGCCAAGACTAGCGGACAAGGTTTCGCTGGTTTTGATATTGGATCAACTTATTTTGGCGTAGATGGTTATGTCGGTGGTGTTATTCTTCCTGATTCTAACAGCATCGATGAATCTCACTGGAATGTAGGTGTAGGCAAGGCTCTAAAGATTACCGAGAAGTTTTCTCTTCGTGGCGATCTACAATTGCTACGCCATCAAAGCTCAATTGTTGGTGGTCGTAATTCTATCGAACTAGCCCCAAAGATTGCTTTGGTCAATCCATATCTAACTCCTTATATTCGTGGTTCACATGATTTCAATCTAAAGCAATCTGGTTATATCGTTGGCGTTGAACGCCCAACCGATGTATTTGGATGGGTCACTGTTACTCCAGCAATAGAGTATGGTAAGTTCACTGATTATGATGTTGTCGCGGCAAAGATCGGCGTATCTCGCACTTTCTTCAACCACTTGCAGCCTTATGCTGAAGTCGGTTGGTATGACAACAACTTCTCAGCTTCAAAGTACAAGTTCGCTTCGCAAGAGTTTAGCGGCGACATCGTTGCTGTCGCTGGTGTTCGCTGGAACTTCTAATAGTGAACGATATTTAGTCAAATATACCGCCAACGAAAGTTGGCGGTTTTTTTGTGTTGACATCCGATATTTTTCTGTTATCGTCGAACAATGTCGAGTTATTCTAATCAAATAACCACTTTACTTTTAGATTCTTCGTTCATGCCTTATACTTTTTTAACAGGCAGGGCGACATTCTTACATTTGATAAAGAATAATATTAAATGCTTTGATGCAAGCGAGAATCTTATAGATAATAATCTTCAATGGTTTTCTAATCAGGGAATCAATTTTCATGAAGATCAGCCGTTCTTGACTTCTAAAGATAGAATTTGGTTTCTACCAACTACTGCTGTTATCAAAGCGTCTTTTTATTCTAAGAGAAAAAGACTGCCTCGCACTCTAAGCTTGCAGAAATTATGCATGATCTTCGATAATACTTGCCAAATTTGTCACGAAAAGTTTGACAAAAAGGACATGACAGTCGAACATATTTTCCCTCGCTCCAAAGGTGGAACCAAAGAAATTGAAAACATCACACTCACTTGTGCGCGGTGTAATCAGATTAAGAAAGATATGTATCCATTCTTTGATATCAAGAATCGCGATATAAAATCTGTTCCAATGCCTATCCCTGTTCTTCCAAACAGGCCGATTAATAATAGACAAGAATGGCAGAAATATTTTATATATAAAAAACTATGAACGTCTCTGAATTCGAAAGAACTAAACCAGTAAAAACTTTAAAAAGAATCAAAGAGTTAGAAAAGCTAATTAAAGAAGAACAGATAAAGACAGAAAATCTTTATGCAAATAGAATAGCTACTCTTGATAGTATGTTAAAGGCTATTACAGAATTGAAAGAAACATTTTTAAAAGGTGAATAGTGAGCTATCTATCGACAAATATACCAGTACAAATAGGATATTTAGATACTTCTTTTCTACACGATCAGATGCCGCGAACATCTGAAAAATTTATTCCTGTAGAAATATTTTCAGTCGTTTCTATCCCTAAAAGGTGTTTGATGTTCAATGTAATGAGTGAATACGGCGCACAATTTGCTAGAGTGCCTATTCACTATCTCTCCAATAGTGAACAACCCAGCACCAAATATACACTAGACTGGCTTCAGCTATGGGACAGTTTTAGTTATTATTTTACAGTTCAAAGATTTGACTATTTAAAAAATGGAAGTGCATATATTTATTTAAAAGATAAAAAAATGCACGTTGGAAAATATTTGTTCACAATTGATTGGTGCAATTCAGAAGATTATAATCTGGGTTATTCTGAAATAGCCGCTGGACACAAATGCGCTCATGTTTTTTGGGGCGAAGGAGGACAAATGTTCGCCCAACCAAACAATAGAATAATTTTCAGAGACAGCGGAGCTTGGATTTCAAGCAAACTACCACCCGAATCGAAGACTTGGAAACCATTCTCAAAAGAATTTTCTTGTGAAGGTCTAGCTCACAAATGGACCGCAGGAGACGCAGAATTAATGTACTATGAGTTTCAACCCGAACACACCGAGACTAAGTAAACCTGAATACGGTTGTTATCTAGCTTTGTCAGCTAGATCACGTTCAGAAGACCCACACACTCAAGTAGGCGTTGCCTTATTTGATGAAGAGTGGAGAACAGTTTCTACTGGGTTTAACGGATTCGGCCCCGGCTTTTTACCCAAAGAAACGGTATTTAAAGATCGCGAAACGAAGTCTTGCTTAATTAATCATGCAGAAATTAATGCTATTTTATATTCTTCGCGACAAGCTTATTACGCTTGCATGGTTTATAGTCCATGCATTCATTGCGCCAAAACAATCGCTGCCTCAAAAATAAAGAGCGTTTATTTTATTCAGCAATATCTAAAAGGCTCAGACCAGCAACCCGATTTGAAATACCAAGAAATCTTTAAATTTTATGGAATAAATTGCATTCAAATGGATAATAAGAATATCAAAAAGATCTTGTACTGGAACAAAAAGGATCAAGATTTTTTAAATTCCCTCTATGTTGAATCATAAACAAATCATGGAAGATTCTGCTGCATTTTTTAACAAAGAGGTTGATAAAGTTATTTATAAAATAACAAATGCAAAAAATGATAAACAAAGAACTAAATATTTGAAACAATTGATGGCACTAAAAAATAGATTAACCCTTGAGGTGAAAATGATCGACGAGCTTGGAAATTTTTGAAAAACCTCTTGACAGCCTCGAAAAACCTGCTAAGGTGATCTCGCGTAAATAATTGCGAATATGAAAATTAAAATTAGTGCTACTATTAATAATAATGTTCACTTCGTTCGTTTTAGTTATACATCACAATAAAAAATATGAGTAATACTACAGATAAGCAATCAGAATGGAAGAATCGTGAAGTTGGCGCACTTTGGAAGAAGGCTGCTGCCAATGGCAAGAGTTCATATTGTACTGGATACATTGTTTCCGACGAGATTGGAAATAAGGTGAAGCAACGTGTAATCATGTTCTCTAACAAGACAAAGAATAATGAGAAGTCTCCAGACTTTATTATTTATCTTTCGAATGAACAAGATAATGTTGATGCCGCTCCTGCACCGAAGGCTAAGGCTTCTGCCCCTCCAAAGCGAACGCCTCAACCAGCAAGCGTTGATTCCGATGACGATGGAATTCCGATGTAAGTAAGCAAAGCCCCCAGAAATGGGGGCTATTTTATGCCACGCATCGAAGATTACAAACTTTTTATAAACTCTTTAGATTTCGAAAAAATCTATAGAGAATCTTTATACGCATTAAAGAAAAACTACCCTGACACTGAAGAGTTTTATACTAAATATACGCAACCTTGCATATATAATAAAACAATAAAGTTATTATACAACGATTCAGAAATAATTGGATATATACTTTATTCTATAATAAATAAAACTTTAAGATTTCATTTCTATTATATATCTCCAAAAAATAAAAATAGAAGACACGGCAGATATTTCAGAGAACAATTTTATTTGCAAATAAAAGATAAGGCCGAAAAACTGGAAACAAACATATTCAAAACAAATTTTGAAGCTTTAAACGCTGCAAACAAAACGGCGCAAAAATTAAAATTAAATTTTTCTTTGAAAGAAATAAATAATCCACTATATATTTGCAAGCAATACTCTTGCGAAATTTCTAAACAACCCCTTGACAACAACCAAGGAACCTGCGAGAATCACGGCGTATGAAATTAGGACTCGTTTGTATTTCAGAACTTTTGCGCGATAAAAATCCTGATCTGGCCTTCAAGACCATGACTCGGACTCAGTTCTTGAAGAAAAGTCGCGATGAATCAATTCAAGAATTGTCTCGACGCATTTCCCATAACTTGACCGTAACCATTGAAACACTTAAACACTGCAAAGAGGTTGGCATCAAGCATTACCGTTTGTCATGCAAGCTGTTTCCGCTTGTTACTGATCCTACTCTAAAAATCCAAGTAGACTTGCTTCCGTATTGGAATATTTTGGAACAAAAGTTGATGGAAATTGGTCGCGTTGCTCGCGAACTTAATATTTCTATGTCAATTCATCCTGATCAGTTTGTAGTTCTCGGGTCTGATTCAGATGACATTTGCAACAAATCTATTGCTGAACTTAATTTTCATGCTTGGGTGCTTGATCAAATGAAGATGCCGCAATCGCATCTATGCCCGATCAATATTCATCCTAGTTTGTCTAACTTTGAATCTGCCCAGAAATTCGTAGACAAGTTTGTGCGTAATTTCTTTCGGTGTGATATTGGTGTTCGCAATCGCCTAGTCGTCGAAAACGAAGACAAAGGATTTTGGAACTGTCTTAATCTTCATGATTATTTTCATAATTACATGAGGCAGGTTTATAGTTTCCATTTTCCTTTGACTTATGATAACTTGCACGATACGGCAAATCCTAGTATTATCGCTGATGGTACGATTATTCCTTTCGAGAAAAACTTTATGAAGTTTTTTCAAACTTGGGATGTTCCCCCTGTTTTTCATTGGTCTGAAGCAGAGAAAGATACAAAGCGTAATCACGCCAAGAATCTCACTGTTCCTCCTCCTGATATGGGATTGGATGTTACTTGGGAGATCGAAGTCAAAGGCAAAGATAAAGCTTTTGTTCATTTCATTAAGCGTTTTCCTAATTGAAAACTTTGTGGCTGATTGTATTATTAATACATGAAGCACGTTACAGTTAAAATCGGGGATAAAGATCTTGAAGATTTGTCTGAAATTTTTAAGAATGAAGCTAACTTTAAGCCTCAAGCAAAGCAAGATCTATTGATTATTGAGATTCTTCGCCAAGTTCTAAATAACCCTAAGATGAATATCACTGAAGAAGTAGATCTATGAAATTCATTCTCAATATAGATGGAACCAATAATGGTGGAAAGTTCTTGGAAAACTATATTGGGCAAACAGTAGATATTGAATCTTTGTATAAAGATATAGATATCAATTCTCCTCCACTTGCCACATTAAAGACAGAAGATAATAAGCAACATAGTATACAATTAATAGACGTAAGATTTATTGGAGAGAATGTTTTTATTCAATGTTTTGTTATTCAGCATGATGATAAGCATGGTGGCAAAGCTTTATTGCGATTGAAACCTGTAGTTAATTTAGTGAAGGTAGTTAATCCTTAATTTAAAAGCGGGTATAACTTAATGGTAAAGTCTCACTCTTCCAAAGTGATAATGCGAGTTCAATTCTCGCTACCCGCTCCACTTTCATGACTCATAAATTTGCAATTGTTGTAGATAGAAACTTTTACGATAAAGTTCAGTATAATAATGATTTTTATTTGAGAGTTCTTGTTTTAGACGTAGTAAGAGCATTAGTTCCTGATGAAGAGAGCGTGGATAAATATAGCAGTGATATATTTTATAAGTGTGCTAAAAGTATTGCTGGTGAAGTCAAAGTATTTGAAGACGAGAACAGCGTCATTTTTTACCTTGAATTAAGTAGTGGATACCTTGATGATTTTTTTGAAAAACCCCTTGACGATTTGGAATAAATCAATAAATAGTGTATTATATAGTATATCCTACACTACCCGAGAAATCGGAGGATGAAAAATCAATTTTTAGCGGCAATCGCTAAATAGGTGCGTTTACGCATCGTCCCTTTTTCGAGTAGTGTCGGAAAGGGGATTTTTTATGAAAATATGTAAAACATGTAACGCTACAGAAGATTTAATAGGATTTAGAAAAGATAGAAGAATTTGCAACAATTGCTTAAAGAAAAATAAACAAGAATATTATCTTTCTAACCATAAAGAAACCAGAGAACATCAAAATAAATATAGGGAATTAAATAGATATAAAATAAACGCTCAAAAAAGAGAGCATTATAAATTAAATTCAGAAAGAATAAGAAAACAAAATGCAGAATATGCAAAAAATAATAGAGACAAACGTAATATAAATAAAAATAATAGAAAAAAAGTTGACGCTCATTTTAAATTGAGAATAACTATTAGTGGAAGAATAAGACAAGCTTTAAAAAATCATTTAATAAATAAATATAAAAATAAAAAGAAGACAATAGAATTCCTTGGATGTAATATTGAAGAGTTAAAAACTCATTTACAAAATCAATTCAAAGAAGGTATGACTTGGCAAAATCATGGCGAATGGCATATCGACCATATAATTCCATGCGCGGCTTTCGACCTATCAAAAAAAGAAGACTGTTTAAAATGTTTTAATTATAAAAATTTGCAACCGCTTTGGGCGCACGAAAATCTTTCAAAATCCGACAAAATACCCCTTGACAGTATGCACGAAATCGCCTAGAGTCTTCGCGTATGGAAATCCTTGTTGCTGATCGAATCGTTGCTACCTCGCACGATTTTCCCACCGTAAATTGTTCGATTGATCCCGAAGATATGAGGTACATTTCCTCGCTTCTTCGGAATAATTATTCGAATACTATACTCGCTACTATTCGCGAGGTTTACGCAAACGCTGCTGACGCTAATAAAGAATCTGGATTGTCTACTGAATCCATCCAAATTAAATCACCAACTTTTCTTGACCAAACTTTCTTTGTTCGTGATTTTGGTGCTGGTTTGAGTCGCGATCAGATTTTTAATCTATATAGCAAATTTGGTAAGTCTACAAAACGAAATTCAAATTCTCTGATCGGCGGATATGGGATTGGACGCTTCGCTCCTCTTTCTTACAAAGACAGTTTCACTGTTACTTCTTATCACGAAGGTATCAAGTCTATTTATAGTCTTTATATCTCAGAAGAGAATGACACTAAGATTGACGAGATATTTTGTGAGCCTACCTTGGAAGCAAATGGTATTTGTATTTCTGTAGGTGTTTCGAGCGGCGATATCAACAAGTTCAATCAGGAAATTTCTTCATTCTTTAGTAATTTTGAAGTTCAGCCTCACTTCTTGAATTTGCAAGTTGAAATTGCAAAGCCTGAGATTGTCGCTTCTGGTACTAATTGGCAAATTCGCAAATCTTTTAATGGTTATAATCATTATTCAGTTGGTGAGCAGGGTATTGTAATGGGCGGCATTTATTATCCTATCAATCCTGAACTTGTTGATTTCAAGAGTGACGATGATTACGCTGGACTAATTTCATGGACTAAGTTTCTTAATAAGCTTGTTTTTATTGCTGATATTGGATCTGTTTCGCTGCATCACTCACGCGAAACGCTTGAGTATAACAAGACTACTAAGACTTATTTGAAGTCTCGTTATCAAGCTTTCTGTAAAGAGTTTACGGATTCAATTAAGAATAAGATCGCGCAATTTGATTGTTTGCGTGATGCTATGTCTTACTATAAAGACATTAGCCAGACGTTTCCCCGTAACGTTTTTGATCAACTTCAAAATCAATTTGTTTTCAAGGGCTATAAAATTATTACTTGGAATTTCAATCGTTCTAGTTACGAAGAGAATGATGAAATGATCAGGATTCCTGTTTATGCTAAGAATTATTGCGTATCTGGTGATCGTGTAGCTGTTGCTAAATGTTATACTGTTGGCAATGATAAAGATACTTATATTGTATTTCATGATTTGCCAGACAATACGAAGGTCGTTCCTCGCGTTTACGAATTAGTTAAAAAATATAAAAACGTAGTCGTTGTTGCTCACGATCAATCAATCATTAGTTCCGCTACTCTTAATGGTGTTGACAAGTTTAAAGAGGTTAATCGATTTGATCTTGTCAAGTCTGGTTACTGTAATCTTAGTGAATTGACTCCAGTAAAGCTTCCTTCTACTAAAAAAGGTTCTACTAGTTCATATACTGCTAATTATTTTTATAAGGTTGAGAGTTGTTATTTTCGGTGTTCAAGTGTTTTTGCTAAAGAAATTAATGATAGTTCTATTACTAAGCTTTATTTTCCTGTTTCTAATGGCAAACCAGTTAATAACTATTTACATTTTCATCAGGAAAAGAATAAACTTAATAGCTACTTTTTTAGTGAAGTAGGTAAGCTATTTAATGTTGGTATTTATGCAGTATCAAATAATGTAGCCGCAACTGTTAAATTTAAAAATCGCGCTGATTTCGTTGATATTATTAAGTATATCCAAGATAAATGGAATGCTTGTTCTGATGAAGTTAAGTCGTTGATTCTTGAATATATTTCTTGCAAGACTGATGGTGGGTATAATATTATGGATTTCGTTTCTATGATTGGAGACATTATCACTTATCAGCAATACGATTACAAGCTGAAATTTTGTTCAGAAAATCTTAAGAAAGCAGGTGCGCTTGAATTTGCAGATTTTATTAAAAAATGGCGGAATGCGTTAGAAATTCTTAAAATTAACATGTCTCACGACAATGAAACTCCAGTTTCTATCTGCGGAAAATATCTAAAACAAGCAACCGAAGAAATTTATAAAAATTATCCAATGCTTGAAATTCATGCCGACATGTACAATAGTGATCGCATCAAAAATGAAGTAAAATTTAAGGAATATATTTCCTTCATGAATCAACAGAATTCTGTTGACTTTTCAGAAATTTGAGTTAGCATAGTCGAAGAATAAAGGTGTAAAAAATATTATGAACAAGCCAGCATATATTGTCACTAGCAATGCAATCACGGTTATTTGGGAAGGTAAGCCATACACGCTTAATACCGACAATCCCAATTATACTGGACTGAAAAATGCACTAATCAATGCAGAATACGATACTATTCCTCGTTTTCTGGATATTAAGAAGCAGATCGAAAACTTCTCTCATGGCAGCATTAAAGTTGTTTCCGAGAAGGTTTATTATGGCAACCATGAGTTGAAGGGTTTCGTAATTGATAAGCTGCTTGAGTTTTTGCGCTCAGGAGCTAAGGACGCTCAACCTATTCTCAATTTTATTGAGAAGCTTATGTTCAATCCTAGCAAGAATAGTGTCGATCAACTATACACTTTTCTTTCTTACAAGACTCTGCCATTGACTGAAACTGGCAATGTTATTGGATATAAGGGTGTTGATGCTAATTATTATTCAAAGCGTGGTAATAAGGATACAATTGTTATTACTGGCACTGTAAATGAAAACGGCTGCATCTTGAACAAGATTGGCGAGACTGTTGAAGTGGCTCGCAATAGTGTTGATGATAACAAGGATAATCATTGTTCTCATGGTTTGCATATCGGCAGCTATGATTATGCAAAGGATTGGGCTGCAAATGACGGTCATCTTATGATGGTTGAGTTTGATCCTTCCAATGCAGTTAGCGTACCTACTGATTGCAACTTCCAGAAACTTCGCGTTTCTAAGTATAAGGTCATTGGCGAAGTTCCTTTCGAGCGTGTTAAGGAAACTGAAGCTCCGCTTAATGAGCCATATTACAATACTGATAAAGAAATCAGCGTTGATGATGACAGTGATGATTGTTTCGACGGTTGTGGTTGCAATATCAACGAAGGCTATGAATATAGTGATGCTACTATTCTTGCCATTAAGAATTACGTTGAGGGTCGCGTTGAAGGTGGAACACCTGCTACCCTCAAGTCCATTCAGTCCCGCCTAAAGGGAACGCATATCACTTGTCAAGAAATCAAGGATATTTGTTTGGATCTAGGATTTACCGTTCATGAAGATGACAACATTGCTTTGTCTAATAGTCTTGTAACTATTGTGACAATCAGTGAAAAGTCTGACGATCAGTAATATTATAACATGAGTGAAACAGCTACAGTTACAGAGCCAGTTGTCTTGTTGAATGCCATCACTAAGGCAACTCCAGAACAAGTTGACACATTGTGGTCAATTCTAAAGTATAAGGAGATTGGTATTTACCGAAAGATTAAGTGCATGAGTTCCGTTCTTGGGCTTAATTTTGATAAGGTTGTCACTGATCTTCCGAAGGATGAGACAGGTCGAATCCTCGACCATAAGACTCGTCATTTGATTCACGACATTCTAATCAAGAATTCCTAAAATGAACAAACGATATATCGTTAGAGATAAGGACGGTGCGTATCAGTCAGCTTATAATCTTGCGCTAGGAAAGAAGCAAGCGTATGATTGGGCTATGCAGTGCGCTAAGTCTGTAAATGGCGTAATTTACTATGTCGAAGGTGATTCAAGTAAAGAGCAAGAAGTATTTCGCGCTCCTGAGAACCGTCGATACTAAGTAGGACAAAAGGTTTGCGGTAACCCTTAAAACCGCTTTTATTTATATGGCACACTTTGTAAAATTGAATCAACTAGATTTGCATCACGACAACAGCATGACTTATACTCCTATTCTTTTTAATCTTGATACTGTAGTAAGTATTGAGCCGAGTCCGAGTAAAAAGCATAGTATAATTATTACTCGTTGGAATAATAATGGTATTAGAGTTAAAGAAACTCTTGATGATATTTTTAAATTAGCAAATCAATGAACTGCGATTACTGCGGCAAAAAAACCGCTTTCTTAGAAGATCTTAATTATTGTTCTGTTTGTGTAGATTGCCTCGGAGAAATTGAAGAACAAGACGATAGCCCTTTCGATTTAAACCAAAACGATAGAAATCATGACTGATAAAAATACTGAAAAACTCGTTAATAGATTTCCCTCTATTTTTAAAGAGGATTTTTATTTTGAATGTGACGATGGATGGTTTGATATCATCTTTAATCTTTGCAAAGACGTACAACATGAAATTAATAATTCTGGTTGTGAACAAGTTGTCGCACTTCAAGTTAAAGAAAAGTTTGCAGGACTTCGTTTTTATTCAAGTGGCGGAAATGAAGTTACCCACGCTATGATTGAAAAGTATTCAAAACTTTCTTCTCAGACTTGCGAAGTCACTGGCGGAAAAGGTTCTACATACGAAAAGAATGGATGGTATAAAACGCTGTCTACTCAATCTGCGATTCTTCTTGGATTTAAAAAATTTAAATAAAAAATAAACCCTCCGTAATTGGAGGGTTTTTCTTGACCTGATGCCTTCTATGCGATAAGTTGGTTTTGAAACGATATGAAATTACTTGATTTATTTTGTTGCGCTGGCGGTGCAAGCATGGGCTATCATCGTGCGGGATTTGAAGTAACTGGAGTTGATATTAAAGATCAGCCTAGTTATCCTTTTAAATTTATTAAGGGTGATGTCATTGAAATCTTGAAAGATAAAGATTTTCTTAATTCATTTGACGTTATTCATGCATCACCTCCTTGTCAGGGATACAGCAAAGCTACCAAGCCTGATTCAATTTATGTTCATTATTCTCAAGGCAAAGACACGCCAAAACTAATTGAGCCAGTTCGCCAAGCACTTATTGAGACTAAAAAGTATTATATTATTGAAAATGTTGCCGGTGCAAAAGAATATCTCATAGAACCGTTTAGATTAACTGGTTATATGTTTGGTATGCCAATTGAACGAGCAAGATATTTTGAATGCAACTTTCCAGTTGCGCCATTAAAAAATATCACTAAACGTGGATATTCTAAAAAATATGCCGAAGAGAATGGTATTGATTATCGCGACATGAGTGTTACCGGCAAGAGTCGCCGCAAAGGTTCAATCGACGTTTGGCGCAAGGTTATGGATATGCATTGGCCTAAGCGAGGATGGGAATTGACAGAAGCTATTCCGCCTGCTTATACTAAATATATTGGTGAACAGCTTTTAAAGTATGAAAATAAATGAATTACCATCGATAGAGTATTTGAATGAATGTTTTATCATAGATCCTTCAAGCCCTTCTTATTTGAGATGGAAAAAAGAAAGACCTAGATCACATTTTAAATCTGAAAATATTTATAAAACTTGGAATCCACAATTTGCTGGCAAAGTTGCTGGAAATAAAGATAAATATTATAAAGTAGAAATCAATAATCAAAAATTTAGGGTTCACAACATAATATTTGCAATACATAATAATACAACACAGTTTGACGACAAGATTATTGACCATATAGATGGAAATAAATATAATAATAATCCTGATAATTTAAGGCTTGTAACTTTTTCAGAAAATCTACAGAATCGAAAAAATAAAAGACAAAACAAAAGTGGTTTTTCAAATATTTATAAGAAAAATAACAAGTTTTATTGTATGTTTAAAATAAATAATAAAAGATATTATTTAGGAACATTTGATTCTGTAGAAGAAGCTGTGAAACAAAGAGATCTAAAAGGAAAAAGTTTAAGCGAAAACTTTTCAAGAATATGAAAGCTATATTAGAATTTAATTTGCCCGAAGATCAAAAACGATTTGAAATAGCTAATCAAGCTATTGATATGTTTTCTGCTATTTGTCATTTTGAAGATAGACTACGAAGCTATCATAAATTTGGACACGATTTTAAAACAGCAGATGAAGCTATCGAAGCTATTCGCACTCTTTTATATGAAGAAATTAACATTCGACGCATAAACATCCATGACTGACGACATACAAAAAGATATACTTAAATTAACTGAAGAATGGAACGAACTTGTCTGCGAGGGAATTCATAAAGATCGTGACTGTCACTGGTATATAGAATCAGTTTGGTCTTATGGCTTATCGCCAAAATACTTTGTTCGACACTATGGAAACATAACTGATGATATTGAAGCAAAGTGCGATACTTATGAAGAAGCATTGCACACTTTAAAGAAGATAATTAAACGAGCAATCGAAAGAGAAAAAGAATTAGAGCAATTACCAAATTCCAATGACTGGTAAATCTAAAGGATTTACTCTTATAGAGATAGTATTGGCGACAGTGATATTATTATCATTGATCGCCGCTCTTGTTATTAACTTTGATTCTTTTAACGCTAATAGATATCAGGAAGCTAGAGAGAATTTAAAAACCTTTCTAATAAATAAACGTCATCAAGCAGCATATCATCAAAAACAATCTGAGCTATCTTTTTCTGAAGATTATACTATAAACTCTATAGAAAATCCAGATGAACTCGCCGCAATAACTAACGATTTAAAAATAATAGAAACATCTGCAACAAAAATCGTTTTTTTTCTTGACGGCACGATAGAAGAAAGCTACATTGTCACTAGCTCAAATGATGGAAAAGTAACTAATACTTTTCGCATAAATGTCATTGGAAAAATAGACTACGACAAGTAAAGTTATATTATATGAGTATGAAATTTACTCGTAAGGGATTCTTTAAATCTATATTTGGCGGTTTTGTAGCGGCAGCAGCGACTCCATCTCTAATCAAAGCAGAAGAGAATATTCAACCGTCAAAAGATTTTTCACTTAATAATGGCAATCTTGGTATTGGAGGATCAGATAACGTTGGATTAGGAACTAGTATGCCCATTACTAAGCTCCATGTCCACGGTATTATTTTTCATGTTAATGATCGAACGCTAGAAATGAGTGGAAATGAAAAAGGCGACTTTGAAGTCAAATGGTTAGAAGTTAAAGAAAACGAAACTGATACAAGAATCATGATCAGCAAACCAACGATTGATCCTTTTAAAACACAATTTAGAAATGACATTCGATAGTCACAAAAAGAAAATAGTAATACTTTCTGATCTTCACAATAACGTTGAGAAGTTCAATAAGATTATTCAGCACGAATCGGCGGACATAAATATTTGTCTTGGCGATTGGTTTGATAGTTTTTATTTGGATGACAATGATGATTATAAAAAGACCGCTGATTATTTGATGCGATATCTATCTGCGCCAAATAACTATACTCTTTTTGGTAATCATGATTTGCATTATCTATTTAATAATCATTATACGATGTGTAGCGGTTATGAAGATAGAAAGTATTTTGCCATCGATGAAATGCTAGGATCTGAACGCAAAAACATCATTAACAAATTTAAATGGCGTTTTTGGGTTGATGGTATCCTTTGCACTCATGCAGGATTATTTCCTGATTACATAGATCCATCTGTTAAAAATAACGATGATCTCAGTTTATTTCTTGTGAAAGAAGTAGAACGCGCAAACATTGCTTTAATGACAGATCAAAATCATTGGTTTTATTTTGCTGGCCGAAGCCGAGGTGGTCCTAAGAAAGGTGGAGGAATTGTTTGGTTAGATTTCAAACAAGAGTTTCAGCCTATTGAAGGATTAAAACAAATCGTTGGTCACACTTATCATAAAAATGGTAGAGTTAATCCTCATCATTTAGATGGCAATCTGAATCCAGCAGATTGCGATAATCTTTGTATTGACAATGGACTAAATGAGTATATAGTTATCAGCAACGGTAAGTTAGAAATTAAAAAATTTTTAGATATATGATTAACGATAAGAATGATAATAAAGTACAGTTAATTGGCTATTACGGTAGCGATCAAGTTCATGCTTGTTCAGCTTGGACTTCTACAAGTAGAGATTTAAATGAAGATAAGATTAATAGAATTCCTAAACTTCTTAAAATGCTCGCTGATGCAGGTCATCACACACCTTTTGAAAAATCTTCTCTTCACTTCTTAGTTGATACAGATATTGCTAGTCACATTCATATTATAAAACACCGAGTTGGAACATCTGTTAATGGCGAATCCGCTCGTTATAAAGAAATTAAAGAAGATAAGTATTTGATTCCTGATGATTGGAAAAATATTGAAGTCACGAATAATCTTGACGTAAATAGTCAACTTAATTTTCCCGGCAAAAATTGGGCCGATGTGTTAGAAATGTATACGCAAGCTGGCAACAGATTATATCATGCCGCTCTGAAGGATCTTGAGCCTGTGCTTGGTCGCAAGCGAGCCAAGGAATCTGCTCGTTATTTCAAGACTTATAACTCTCAAATTCAGGCTGATGTTATGTTTAATTGGCGTTCTTTCTATCATTTCTTGAGTTTGCGTAACAAGCCTGACGCTCAAAAAGAGATTAGAGAAATTGCCGCCGAGATGTTGCGTCTAGTAAAGAATATTGAAGGTAATCCTTTTGAGCATACAATCGCCGCATTCGAACTATGATAAGTAAATATAATTTATTCCTTGATGACATTCGCATCCCAACCGATGTAACTTGGGCTAATGTACCAATCGATCAACATTATTCTGTTGTACGAAACTACAAGGAATTTGTAGACTTAATAACTCTTAGAGGAGTTCCCAAGTTCGTCTGCTACGATCACGATCTAGCAGATTCTCATTATGGGCATGGATTAAATAACGATGATATTCCTTATGATTCTTATAAAGAAAAGACTGGATATGATTGCGCCAAATGGTTGGTAGCTTATTGTTTTTTTGAAAAGAATATCAAACATCCACCTTATGTCGTGCATAGCATGAATCCTGTTGGTAAAAAGAATATTGAATCTTATATAGAAAACTATAATAAAACACTATGAGCTATCAAACTGAATTTGATTTCGAAACGCCAGAACAAAAAGAAAAACGCCTTAAACATTGGCATGATCAAGAAGCTGAATTAAATAAGTTGTTTCCAGAAGATAATAATTATTATACATATAATAAATATGTAGACAAACTTATTGATCTTCTGCCTTATCGACTTGGATGGGGCTTCAAACATAATTGGTGTGAATTGCGTTGGTGGGCAAAGTGTAAGTATCAGAAGTTTCGTTATGGAGTTTCTGATGATGATGTTTTTTCTTTAGAAACTAATATTGCTAAATTTATTGTTCCTCGTCTGCAATATCTCAAGAAGATAGGCAAAATGGGTATTCCAATGAAATTTTTGCCTAACGACTATACTTCTTTGTCAGAAGAAGATCAGCGAAAAGCAGAAAAAATCGCTGAAAAAGAAATTGATCGCATCATGGATGAAATTATTTTTGCTTTTGATTATATTATTGATCCTGATAAGTATTTACCTTTTCCAGAGTCATCAACTAAATGGGATCTTAAAGATAAAAACTACTTTAATAGAGAAAAAACTATTGAAGAAAAAGTAGCTTGGGATGAATACATGAAGAAATGCGAGCAATACAACGAACGTAAGACACAAGGTTTACAATTATTTGTAGAACACATGGATATTTTGTGGATCTAAATGAAATTATTTTTAGCAATATTACTTCTTAGTTTAGTTTATGTTATTGGATGGTATCAGATTCATGGACAATTCTTATCTGAATGGTTCAAGAAGTATGAATACTATCTAATATTTATTAGCGTACCAACTACACTAATATCTATTCGCGCCATCAAATTAATTAATGAACATTTTAATGGTTTGATTTGGCCTAATAGAATATTAACTTTTACGATAGGCATCATATTATTTACGTTTTTAACTTCTTTTCATTTTGGTGAAAAATTAAGTTTAAAAACGTTGACATTATTATGTCTGTGCGGTATTATAGTTACACTTCAAGTGATTTGGAAATGAAATTCACACCTCAACAAATCGAACTTTTAATCAAGACTCGCGACGAAATTCGAGATCTGACAGAAAAACAACATAAACTCTACGATGATCTTGTTAAAGAATTGAACGTAACAATATACGCCGAAGATTGGTTGTTTGATTATATTTATAACGAGTGTGGTAGTATAGAAGAATTAGAACAGAGAATGTAATGGACTTAACTTCAGCAATTATAGGACATCTTATTGCAGATTATCTTCTGCAATTCGATTTTATTGCTGAGAATAAGAAAAAGAAGAGTTTAATTTGCGCCCTACATTGTTTTATATGGGCGACGTTGGTTTGCGTAATGGGTGATATATGGAACGTTAAAGTATTTACTGTTCTATTTGTAACACATTATATACAAGACAGATGGCAACTAATTCCTTGGTATATGAAAAAAATTGGGCAAACAAATTTTACCAAACCTCCGTTTGCCCCTTGGTCATTAATTGTTGTTGACAATGTTTGGCACATATTTACTATCTGGATAATCTATAAGTTATGCATCAACCAAATTTTTATTTAACTTTAAATCTTCCAAAAGGTTTTAGTCGTGAAGACGCTGAAAAAATTCAAAAAGATCTCCTTGACTTTCTGGAATCTAAGCGTCATTATGGTGCTAAATATGACGGCAAAGCAGGTATAACTGTCAACGTCATTACCGTATCTACAAATCATGATTGAAAAAGCTATAGAACGCCTTCGCGCATTCAACGATTGGCGCACGGGAAAAGATGAACGCACTATGACTGAAGCTGGAATTGTTCCAGCACAGATAACTGCGGATATCAAAACTGTCTGTGATGAACTCGAAAAACTGATATCAATGTATGCAAGTCGTAATTAATACTTCTCATAGTAATTTTGCTATAAGTCGCGATGCTATACTGTATATTCAAAAAAATATAAAGAGCGTAAAAGCTAAGTCAGAAATAAATGCTTATGCTTTTGATAATGATAGATGTAATCCTTTACTTGTGGAAGCTGTAGAAAAGCTTGGCAAAAAGGCTAATGGTTTATATACTACTTTAAAGATTATTGAAATACCTAATGATATAGGTTGGAAAATAATGTCCGATACTTCTGGCGAATATATTGCTGAAGCGCATCGTACTTGGCGATGAATGAAGCCGCGAATATTAAAGAGAGCAGTTGAAACTGCTCACGCTCTATGCCCTACTAATTGGAAGAATGTTAATAATTCTCATGTAGCTTTTCTTGTTAAAAAGAACAAGATAGTAAAAATTGGTTGGAATAGAAAAAGAACTCACCCTGAAATATCTAAACATCCATATCACGATGGATATGTTGGCACTCATGCTGAATTAGATGTCATTTTAAAATCAGGTCTTGAAGATCTTAACGATCATTCTATGATCGTACTTAGAGTTGATAGAAAAGGACGATTGGCAAACAGTAAACCGTGTCCCGGTTGTTTGAGTTTGCTTAAGTCTTACAATGTCGAAGAAGTTTTTTATTCAGATAGTGAGGGTAATATTGAAAAATTGTCAAATTAACCTTGACTATATCTGAGGCTAGAATATCATAACCGTAATGAAGAAAGATTTATACATGAAGAATCCTAACGAGAAGATTGTTATTCAAAGCGATGATCTAAAATACGATGGAAAGAATATTATTATTCCATCTTATTATGATGGCGTTATTTGCGATTATTTAAATCGTGTAGATGTTAAAGGCATGAATGACGCAGATCATCAAGACTATTTAGCATTTCGCAAATTCTTTGAGGACATAATGGATTATAAAGTTGATAAAGGAGGCAATTAAGATGGGAATGTATGACAGTATAGAATGCAAATGTTTTTTGCCAATGCCAGATGAACCAAAAGGTTATACTGGCTCGCACGGCTTTCAAACTAAAGATTTTGATTGCGCGTTAGATATTTATATCATCGACGAGAACGGTCAATTATTTATTGAACGCCGCGAAACAGAATGGGTAGAAGGAGATCCAAATGCCAAAGGCTTTTTAGATAAAGTAGGACATATAAAAACTAAAAAGACATGGCTTGAATCTGTAAATAAAACTTGCACAGTACAATTTTATGATTTTTTTAGTTCGAATAAAACTGATTATGATTACTGGATTGTATATGATGCTGTATTTATTGACGGTAAAATAAAAGATATTAAATTAACTACTTTCGAAGCCACCGCAAATGGCGAACGCAAAAAAAAAGACATAGAATTCCATAATAAATTACGAGAATGGGACGAATTTAGAAAAACTCGTCGATATAAGTATTTCTTGAATCCATACAATAAGATTCTTAAATTTATTTGCGATAAAGTATACAAAGCTTTGTGCTTTTTATCTAGTAGAGTCTGGCGAGTACATAATTTTTTAATGATAAAGTGAAAGAAGAAAAAGACTCTGAGTTTCTTATTTGCGATTGTTATAGTCATGGGCTTCTTGTTGAGAAGTTCGATGATGAAGAAGTATGCTTAAGTTTATTTGAAAGAGGATTGAGTGGTAGAACGCTAGGTTGGTCAGAGAGATTAAGATGGTGTTGGCAGATACTGAGATATGGAAAACCTTGGTCTGACTTTATAATATTAAACGCAGAGAATCAGAAAAAGTTAAAAGAATTTTTAAAATGAATTATTTTATTTCTTCTTTTTTAGAAATTAAAGATACTCCACTAGGTCTTGGCGTATTCACCAAGATAGACATAGCTCCTCAAGTAATTATAGAACATTCTCCATTTAGTAGTTGTTGGAAAAGTCAATGGAAAGAAACTCCTGAAGATTTGAGAAAGATAGTTTTTTCATTTCCTCAAGGGGAAAACAACTATGTTATTGCGTTAGGTTATATATCTTTATACAATCATAGCGATAATAATAACGCTCATTGGTCAACTTCTAAAAAGGGTATTTACATTCATGCTTCAAGAAAGATCAATGCTGGCGAAGAAATCTTCATACATTATGGAGATAATTATTGGGCAGGTGGATGGCCTAAAAATTAAATTATGAAATTCAAGAATTTTGAGGGTGTAGAATACACAGTTAATTATAATAAACCGCCTACAAGATTTCACGCTTCTGGTTTGTGTGATTCTCCTGATACTGATGATCCTCAAATTTTAATTGATCCAACATTATTGACTCGCCGCCAACTTAATGTATTGATCGAAGAAGTCTTTCATGCACATCTTTTTGAACTGCCTGAAAAGAAAGCTAGAAAGTTTGCCGCCAATTTAGGTAAACTTGTGTATAATAGATTTATAAAGAAATGAATCTTAAAGAACTAATAGGGGACGAAGAAAACTTCGATCCCCTTTTTAAATTACAGTTTCGTAATCATAATATCATTTGTTTTAATAAAAAACTAATGACGTTAAAGCATCCATTTGAGTGCGATTCTCAAGATGATTCCTGTCGCAATCATGTAATTAAATTTTTAAGTGACGAAGGTTATTTAGAACAATGCGAGGACAAAGTAATTATTTTTGATATGTATACAGATCTATACGATGAAAATAGTGAAGAATAATATTTTATTTTTTCACATTTTCTGTTATGATATGTACAATTAGAATATAAGTATGAAAAAATGTTTATACTGTAGCGAATTTATCGACACTGAGAATGACGATTACCAAAAAGTTGGTAAGAAATTTGTTTGCGTGTTCTGCTATGAAGATTATGCTGATGAAATAGATAATAATTTTTCAGACGATGAAGAAGATAATTGTCGTGAAGAAGAATAAATAGTGTAATATATAGTAGCGCAAATATAAACTGTTCAAACTTTGATCTATTGATTAAAAAACAGTAAGACCCGAAGCGCATCAAGCTTGTGTTTGATATCGGGTCTTTTTTCGTCCCCACCCTCTCATTTTTCTCAAAAAATCTTGCGAAGCCCCTTGACAGCACCTAAAAACCTGATAAAGTGGTCGCGTATGGAAAATCCATCACCCAAGATTGGTCGTGGTCGTCCCAAGGGAGCGACCTCCACTGTTGAAATCACGTTGGGCGAGCTTCTCGCGAAGCTTAACAACGATGCGAACGCCACTGTTGTTGTTGGTCGCGTTTGGTACAATAAGTACCAGAACGTGCCTGTAGCTTCAGCGCAAGATGGCGATTCACTTCCTCAAGAGATTCAGAATCAGCTTGACGAGGAGCCTGTTGCAGAGTTCACTATCACCCAGTAATGAACTACTTCGCTGAACTTGTTGGTCAAGAAGAAGTCAAACGCAAGCTTTCATTTTATTTGGAAGCTCATGCTAAGACTGAACTTGTACCGTTTTTGAATTTCGTTGGCGCAAAAGGTCTAGGCAAGACTGCATTTGTTCGCGAATTTGCCAAGAACATTTATAACACCACCGGAGTCAATAAGCCACTGCTTGAGCTAAATAGCTCTAGTATTAAATCGGGGAATCAGTTTTTCGAACAAGTTTTTCTGCCCCACATTCAAGATCAAGAAATTATTTGTTTCTTTGATGAAGCTCATTGTCTGCCAAGAGACTTTACTTACGCATTGCTATCTATTCTCTCTACAGAGAAAGATCATGTAATTGATTATAATGCTGGCAAAGCAAATTATATCTTCAATTTCAAGAAGCATCATTTTATATTCGCGACAACTGAATCAGATAAGCTATTTATTCCGTTGCGTGATCGATTGACGACGATTGAATTTGCAGATTACAATACAAATGAATTGAGGCAAATCTTTCAAAAAGCTCTACCAAATATTGAGTTTGATGAAGAAGCTCTATCAATGTTATCTGAAACTTCCCGAGGCAATGCACGTTCTTGTGTGCTTCGCGCCAAAGAAGTCAAGCTTTATGCTGATCGATTTGAGATCACGCGATTTACCAAAGAAGATGCTGAGAAGTTGTTTTATATTCTTGATATTCTTCCTTACGGTTTGAATAGAATTGAGTGGCAGATACTAAATATTTTGCGTAAAGAAGGTAACTGTACTCTTTCTATGCTCGCTGCAAAAACTGGTTTGTCAAGAACCGCGATTCAAAGGGATTTTGAATTGTATCTTATTCGTAAAGGGTTTATTAGTATTGATAATGTTAGATATATTACTGCAAATGGATGTAAAGTATTAGAAGGTGTGAAGAAATAGTGTATAATATTTAAGTGTGCCTCGCAAGCATAGATGCCGATGCAGGGGTTTTGTAAACCTCAGAGCAGAGTTGAAGTCTCTGGCGAGGCTCCAATTTCCCCCTTGACAATCAGTGAAAGTATGGTAAATTGATCGCGTTCTTTAAATTTTGCGGGTTGGAGAAGAGGTCATCTCGTCACGCTCATAACGTGAAGATCATCGGTTCGAATCCGATACCCGCTAAGTTTCCCCTTGACAAAGGCAACATACTAAAGTAGGATGTTGAAGTTCTTTAAAATGCAATCGTAGCTCAGTTGGTAGAGCAACAGACTTGATGTTATCGCAAGATAACAAGGGTCCATGTATAGGAAACTGTGCATGAGTAAGGTGTAAATTCGGTGAACGGGTAGCAATGACAGATTTCAAAAGAATCTGCAATATGTAAATATATGCCCCCAACGCCGAGCGAAGTTTTAGGCAAACGCTAGAGAAATAATAGAAGAAAGGATTGTGGGTAAATAGGCGCAATAGTGACCTACCATGATTGCTAGGCTACCCGTCTAGCCACTTAATTGTGATAAATTCTATAGCCTCATAATAAAAAACGTGTAGAGACTATAATCACCTATCTAAAATTAGCACGGTAAAGGCATGAGAATCGTCGGGTAAGCTAAACTCGCAAGAGAGGAACCCCTGACAGCTAATTATGATAAAGGCATAGTCCAGACCACAAACAGTAGTAGGGAGAAATCTGTATCCAATGAAGTTTAGTAATTGGTAATTAGTATTCAATCAATTATGTAACAACATTCTACTGGTAGTGAAAACTATAGTGGTAGGTTTAATCTGTGAGTCGCGGGATCGTTCCCCGCCGATTGCACCATTTTTTTCAGTTCTTTTAAATTTTAAGCAGTGAAGTCACTATCATTATAATGTGTGTTATTTATGATAGATGGAAATACGTTTCCCGCTGCTTATTTAATTTGAGTAAAGAGTAAGAATATGTTTGTCATTCGGTAATATATTCTGAAACATAATTGGAATTATACTTTACTCTTTTCGTTCTTTAAAATTTAATATGTAGTAGTTTCTATGGGCCGTTAGCATAATGGTTTGTGCAGCGAACTCATAATTCGTCGGTTGCTGGTTCAAGTCCAGCACGGCCCACAGAGGCTATTGCGTATTTTTAGTGGTCCCGTAGCTTAACATCAAAAGCGTTCTCTTTATAAGGGATTGACTGTGGGCGAAAATCCCACCGGGACTACCAAAACGGTCCATTCGTCTAGTGGTTAGGACAGTAGGTTTTCAACCTATTAACAAGAGTTCGATTCTCTTATGGACTGCCAAATTTTTCCCCTTGACAGGGGCCGCAATCTCTAGTAGATTGTGCGTGTTCTTTAAATTTTGGCGCGATGATGAAATGGCAGACATAGCGGACTCTTAAGGGTCCATACATGAGAAATTGTGTATGAGTATGGTGTAAATTCGGTGAACGGCTCGTTTCTTGATGAAAAGCAGCACTAGTGCGGTAGTGAGAAGTCAGATATTTGTAGGTTTCAAACTCACATTAATAAAAGTCGAAACCTTCTAGTCAAGAGACAACCCAACGCCGAGGCAAGCTAATTGAAGTTCATAAAAAGGACAGATATTAGAAGCTGTAGAGACTATAATCACCTATCTAAATTAATTCGGGGTGAATGCCCTTAAATGGGAGATGTTACCTTTGTAAATGAGCTAAACGAAAGCTCTTCGGATTAATATGATAAAGGCATAGTCCAGACCACAAACAGAGAAATCTGGTAGTGAAAACTATAGTGGCAGGTAAAATCCGCTGGTAGAGATACCGTAAGGGTTCAAGTCCCTTTCGCGCCACCATTTTTGTTCTTTTATAAAATTTTTCCAATAAGATGCATCCAGCTTCCAAGAGCAAACCCATGTTAACAGGACTTGGTAAATCCGTGTTATGGACGGCAGATGAGGAAAAATTGCGGTTTGGGAGTAATTACCCAAGCCGCAATACAATTTTGCAGCAATGAGGGCAGTCGTCTACATAAGACGTAGTTTGGGGTAGCCAGTGAAAAGCCTCTCGGAAAGGATCTGGTACAAATTGGGGCAGAGATCAAATTAAAAAAATAGTGCTTTTCGAACTATTTGGATTGATTGAAGCCGATATCTAGTTGGGAACACATCAAGCAACTGAACGACCTGATCTGCAAAAAACATACAGTGCGCCCAAGCGATCTTGTTTTGAGTCGCTTTACACTGAGTCAACAATGGGCAATAATTTTATTCGATGTCAGCAGACTCACGATGCTGAAAAAAGATACGCCGATTGCAAGCGGCGTAGTCGTGGAGAGTGGGTGGGTTGATCTATGCAAGATATCGTGTTATAGATTATAATAAGCTCTGAAGGTTTTCCCGTAAACCAACATCGAATATATTTCTCATTAGAAGGACAATGGGCTTCATGCCCCGTTCTATAAAAAGACTTACTTCTAGTGGGATTTAATTTGACAATACTATATTAGTGTATAAGATAGTTGTAGATTTTACGTTCCCGTAGCTCAGTTGGATTTAGAGCAAAAGCCTTCTAAGCTTTCGGTCACAGGTTCGAATCCTGTCGGGAACGCCACTTTAAAACTGATAGGTAGAATAATGGTAATTCACAAAACTGTTAATTTTGGCGATGTTGGTTCGATTCCAACCCTATCAGCCACTTTATATTTTATAAGGTAATAAATCAATAACTCCAGCGTGTATTTCAGCGTGACAGTTTCTACAAACTAAAGCGCACTTATTTAATTCTTTTGTAACTCTATCATCAAATTTAGTAAATCTTACTGAAGAAATACAAAAATCTTTTTCTAAAGGATCTAAGTGATGAAATTCTAAAGCGTTATTTGTTTTTTTATAACCACAACAAACGCATTGTCCGCCTTTATAATCAACGCACTTTTGTTTAAAATCTCTTTGTCTTTCAAGAGTTTGAGTATGAGTGCATGGCTTACAGTAAACAGAATTACCAACACCATTGCGGCGATTATAAAATTCAGTCTTTAATTTTTCTGTTTCACATCGTGGACAATATCTATAATCAGAAACTTCTGAGCGAGGTATAGTTTTAATATTGAATTTCTTAAGCCAGTATCTAATATTTGTAGGACTAGTTTTTAATTCAGTTGAGATCTTTCTAATAGAAAGTCCTTTAGCTACTAAAGAATTGATAGTATCGTAGTTCATATTGATAATTACACTTATTTTATCCAAATGAACTAGGAATTCAATAATTATTTTTGGGAGTATCGCATAGTGGTCAATTGCAGGACACTGTAAATGTCCCGGCTCACGCCTACGATAGTTCGAATCTATCTGCTCCCACCATTTTCAATACATTTTAAATCCACTCAAGTCTACTTCATTAATTTTATATCCACTACTTAATGAAGATATTGTATTATTTACTTCATTTATATAACTAGGAATATTTGTTGCCAAGCCAGCCATAGCTCCAAGTGTCATATACCAGCCGCCGATCAATACAACTTCATTATTAATAATAGTAGAAACAATATTGCCGCTATCTCCAACTATCAAAGGTTCAAAATATTGCGCTCTGTTAGAGTCTTTGGAAATATTTATTAATGTATTTGTTGACCCGTAAGTAGTATTGAGAAGACCATTTTCCCCTATTAATGCTTTTTTTTCTTGATCAGAATATAAAATAGGAAAATTAATCTCCTTATTAAGATATTTAAGATAATTGGTTGGTAATGCTTTGTATATCTTTAATGAAGCATCAGCTTCTCTATCAAGTTCACCAATTAATATATCGGTATTGGCGACTTGTTTTGTTTTAATAATTTTATATTCGTAAGAATTATTATTTTTATCTACAAAATAAATAGTTGCTGGTAAAGATGGGTATGGAACATGATTAGCTAATAAAACATGTTTTTTAGTTATCAATGTACCACCGCCCACCCCACCTAAACCCCAAATACCACATGAAGTGCCAGTCAAATCTAAATCTTTAGCCCAGCAATTAATATTTCTTGTCCATTTTATAGGAGTCATAGTGAAGCTAGATATGAGATTTTTTTCTTTTCTATCCTTAATTAAATTATCGAAGTTAGAAGAGATATGAGAAAATAGATCTAATTTATTTGTGGTTATAGATTTTGGTTTGGGCGCATCATTTAAAGCTTCGTTTTTAGCTTCTGCAATTATTTTTTGGATTAAAATTGCGTGATCTGCGACTAGCTGCTGTAAGGTTGTCATACATATTTTCTTACACCGAAAAATGCCGCTTGACAAGGGGAAATTTTTCTGCCATCATGTTCGCACGATTATGAGTGATGCAAATTTTTTCGAATTAAAGGGCCAGATCGTTAAAGAAATAACTGGTTTAGAAAAAGACAGTCCAGAAGTACATATTGTAACCAATCAAACAACTTATAAATTATATCATCATCAAGATTGCTGCGAAAGCGTTTTCGTCGAAAATGTTATTGGAGACGAGAAAGATATTCTCAATGAAGAAATAATCTTTGCTGAAGAAGATGCTGGCGCAAATGATCCTGATTGGTATACTGAATACGATAGACTTTACAGCCACACTTGGACTAAATACGCTTTAAAAACTAAAAACGCCAGTTTAGAGTTTTGGTTTCTTGGCGAATCAAATGGTTATTATAGTGAAAGCGTTAGCATTAAAAAGATATGAAAATAGTAATCAATAAAAAACACGGCGGCTTTCATCTTAGCAAAGAAGCTGTTCTCTTGTATGGTGAGAAGAAAGGTCTTAACATCATAGCTAAACAAGATGAAGTGATTAAAGACCTATACCATTACTATCTAAATGAAGAGAAGCCGGGAAGTGGATTTGCCGAATGGGACATCGAAAGAACTGATCCAATTCTTATTGAAGTTGTCGAACAGCTTGGCGATTTAGCAAATGCTCGTTATACCAAACTGAAGATTGTTGAAGTGCCTGATGGTATCAAATGGTATATTGAAGATTATAATGGGGTCGAAGAAGTTCACGAAGAGCATAGAAAGTGGATTTAATTATGAATAAAATTAATAAATTGAACGCAGAATTTAAAAAAGCAACCAAAGCTCAAAAAAGAGTAATGATTGCTCAAGATGTCCTTGCCCAACTCAAGGCTAAGAGATATGTTGCTGAGAGTGGATGTTGGGTGCGAATACATTACAATCCTACTACTGTGGCAGAGACTGACTCTGTTCAAGAGTTATTCGTAGAAAAGAAAATCGAATCTTGCAATGTGTGCGCTCTTGGGGGACTCTTTATGAGTTGCACAAATTTCAATAATAATACTTTACTTGAAGATCTTGATGATGCTTCAGAAGGATTGGGAAATTTAATTGAAGAAGAACAACTATCTAATAAACTAAATGAAATATTCAGCACCAATCAACTAAAATTGATCGAATCTTATTTTGAAGCAAATGGCGGATTCTTTCGAGATTATGATGAAGATGATCGTATTGAAGTATTTTATAATAAAAATTCATCTGACAAAAAGCGTCTCCAGTTGATCATGGAGAATATTGTAGAAAACAATGGGACTTTTGTTCCTGAAAAGCTGAAGATATGACTTGCTTAAAGGTCAAAAAAGAAGCAAAACTAGAAGAGTGCGCCGTTCCTTGGAGCGGCGACACTATTTCTGTTTGTGATAAATGTCGCATGAGTATTTGGGATTTTGATTTTGATGAGTTTCATATTATGAATGATGGAGAGCCTTTTATTAATTAATTATGAAATACAGAAAAAAGCCTGTAGTTATCGAAGCAACGCAATGGTTTAAGAATGGAGATCATCCAGAAGATGATGTTTATACACCATCTGAAGATACAGGAGTAGCACCAAAACAAGGAAAGATTGTAGGATATTTCAGGCGATCTTACTTCAACGGAGATCATCAATGCAATCATTGTGGCTGTAAGATGCGCTGGCATGGTTGGATTGATACTTTAGAAGGTGGGCATATTGTTTGCCCCGGTGATTATATTATCACTGGTGTCAAAGGAGAACATTATCCTTGCAAACCTGATATCTTTCACGCAACTTACGAAAAAGTAGAAGAATAATATGGAAAATTTCGATAAAAAAATCAAGCAAGCAGAAAACATTTTGGGTTATATTTCTTCTCACGATATTGACGCACCAACTCGCAAAACATTAAATTTAATGATTGAAGCGATAGAATTACTTGCTGATGAAGTCAAGAAGCTTAAGAACGACGAATAATATGAAAAAATTAGAGCAGCTTGGCCTTGCAGGATATAAGACAGGCAATTATTCTGATTATTGTAATAGTCGAGACGGATCAATTGTTTGTTGCGGTCTAATGGATATCCATGAAGATTCAAATAACCTTGGGGAGTTTAAAGACTCAATTTTTAAAGTTGAGCCTCTTTATTGGGATGAGGATGTTGTTTTCGTTTACAAGCCAAGAAGCCGCTGGCATTCTCTTACTAAAGAAGGTTTCCTGAATAAGAAAAGAGTTTCTGGGATTACATATTCTGGTAACGCTTTTTATTTTAACGCTAAAAAATATCATGGACTTGTTCCTAAAAGTATTGCCAATAACCTCAACAACAAAGACTATCTAATGTCCGAAGAGTATTTAACTTTTAAGAAGTCTTGCATGGAAAAAATAACTCCTAAATTAGTTTGGAAATGGCAATAATAAATAATATGAAAAAAGGCGATAAATTTACCCACACTGACATCGTTGGTAGAAAATATGAAGTAACATACACTGGAACTCGGCGCATAGTTAAAGATTGTGAGTTTGAGTTTTTTGTAGATGATAAAGGAGATAGTTGTTTTTTTACTGATACAGAAGTGAAGAAGATGGAGAAGAAAGATTAATATGAAAATGACAGACGAAAATAAATTAAAAATTGTAACCTTAAGCCACAACATTAAAGCCTTGTGCTACATACTTGACAAAAAAACATTCAGTGAACATTGTGTCGCTAGTGGTAATTTTATTGAGATTGATTATTTGTTTGATTTGGCCAAGAAATTGAAAGAAATGAACAAAGAAGGATAAAAATAATATAACCTTACAATTAATATGGACGTAGTAGCACTCTCTAATCTTTATTCCCATGCTAGTGGAGCTTATAACAAAGCCAAAGACGCACAAGACTTAATCATAATGATGAACGTATTGCATCTTAGACTTGAGCATAATATGGCATATCATAAGATTGCAAAAAGATGTGGTATTAAAGTGAATAAGGTGAAGTTGATTTTATTTAATTATCAAAATGAAAAAGAATAAACAATCATTTAACTCTTTCATTAAGAACCTGCCTTCACTAAAAGAAGTAGATTCTCAAGAAAGATTGCCAAGTTATTTTGACATGATGTGGGATATTAAATATGGTTATCAACTATTTGAGCATTTACAAGCAAGAAATAATCCAGATATTTATGCTGCTTTAGCCAAACATGGATATGATGCAAAAAAAATTAAAGAAAAATATGAGTCCAGATCCTAATTTGTGGAGAGAAATTCCTCAAGAAGTCAAGGACGCAGCCCTGCTTCTTGGAAATTATTTCAAGAAACAAGGTATTGACAACTGGGCCTTGTATGATGTATGTTCGCGCAAGTCAGTTGATAACCTCGAAAATCAAGTCAAAAATCTTGAAACGTGGAAAAATAAACAATTATATGGATTTATAGATTAAATGGATTTATAGATTAAATAATATGAAATTTACTCCAGAAAATATTACTCATTTAGAACCAAATCAAATCTTTTGCTACGGAGCAAACGAATTATTTAGGCATGGTGCAGGAGCCGCAAAATTAGCCTTGCGTTGGGGCGCAAGGCATGGTATGGCTGGCTTGGTAGGTCAGACCTACGGCATCCCCACAAAAGACAAGAAAATTCAAACCTTGCCCCTTGACAAAATCCAAGTTCATGTTAATGATTTCCTCGCAACGGCATTCTCTCACCCTGAGTATGAGTTTCTTGTTACAAAAATCGGGACAGGACTTGCGGCAATACCTATCTCAGACATTGCTCCTCTTTTCAAAACAGTTAAAACAACAGGAGTATTTGAAAACGTAATCTTGCCAGAAGAGTTTCATAATTATATTTAATATGACAATTAAACAATCCGCCGAAGACCTTATTAAAAACGCCTTTGTTGGCAAGAAGTTCATTGGTTCTCAATTTAAAAAAACAGAAGAGTTTCTTTGTAATATCTATAATGAAGATACAGATGTAAAAGTCGCAGACATAACAGGAAAAATAATAAAAGAAGTTGTGATCTCTGATTGTGGTTATCGTGACTGTGGCATTTCAGTAAAATTTGATGAGTTTGATGATTGGTTTTTCTTTTTAGAAGATGATGAAATCACTGTTGAGGAATAATATATGAAAGAAGAAATCCCTCTCTTTTTTATTGGTGCTTTATTCGGCATTTTTTCTTTGTGCTTGATTTTAACTTTTTTAAACATTAATCCTAGACAAATAGAACAAAAGATGCGAAAAGAAGCAATCTCTCATGGTGCGGCGCATTATGAAGTAGATACTAATGGTGTTGTGACTTTCAAATGGAATAAATAATATATGAGTACACAAATAAATATCATTGGCGAACATTGGAAGAGCAAAACAAAAATTCCTATTGAATTCAAATATGCTTTAAATCAAGTTAAACCGGATCATCCTGAGATATTGCGCCCCGCAAGGACAGAGTTAGGCATTAACTCTCCGAAAGAGTATAATTTTATTGATCTGATTTGTAAAAATTATTTATTGGGTTATGATTTAATGTTCGCGTACAATTACGCGGATAATCGGAGTGTAGGATGCGTGTTATACATTGGTCACTTTAATGATGGTGTAGTGGAATAAATAATATGACTAAAAAACTCCTAAAAAACATCCAAGAATATCGCCAATGGGCTTACGATATCAGCATTCTCCATGAGCATTATAAAGTTGATGATGCTTTGGGAGTGGATATTAGTTATGATTGTTGGGATACAAACGACAATGGAGAAAATATCAATGAAGATGGCTCTGTAATCCCAAAGACAACTCCAGAAAATATGAAATTGGAAAATTGGATTAATGATCTTATTTTTCCAGTTGTTGCTGTTTATTGGATTGAGCAAGCCGATGATAGATTTGGTGGAGTGAATATTGCTATTGTGGAGTATGTTTCAATTGGGGAATTTAAATAATCATGAATAAATTGCGTAAAGCCCGATATCTTAACATCTTGAAGAAGGCGGCAAAAATTAATCGCCTTATCAAGAAAGGTTATCTTGTATTCGATCATTACGATTATAGATCAGACGGATTTAAATTTAATAATGGAATTCTTTATCAAGGCGATAATCAATGTAAAATCGTGTGGGTAGGAAAAGATGGCAGCGGTTGGGATTCTGCTCTTGACATTCCCATCGAAAAGTATAATGCTGATCGCTTCGACAAGTGGACAGCAGTTCATCCTAAAGATATTAAAAAGATTTAAATAATATGACAGTTTATCTTGTTTATAATAATAGTGATAGAGATGGAGGCGTTGATGCTATTTTCGATACTGAGCGCAAAGCACTTGATTTTATGATAAAAGAATGTTATCCTGATCATTATTTTAAGAGCATGGATTCAACTTCGCTAGATAATCTTGCCCGTAAATATGTTGTAGAAATGACAGTTCATTAATATGAGATACAGACATACAGAAGATATAGTTTGGGGCGCAATATTTGTTGTGATTATTGGTTTAATTATTTATTCTTGGATCCTTATTGGAAAGAGGAATAATACTATAAAAGTAATAGATAACTGCCAATATATACAGCAATATAATGGTCATGGATGGAATCTAACTCATAAAGGCAATTGCACGAACACTATACATTATAAGAAATGAGCCGTGAACATAAATTCAGAATCTATTCTTTTGTTTCTAAGTATTTTATTTACTTTGATGTGTACGAAGGAGTACCTCAAGGTATCGCTGGCGGCGTAAGTGAGCCGCAAGAATATATAGGACTGAAAGACAAAGATGGCAAAGAAATTTATTGCGGCGACATAGTTGAGCTACATACAGCAGCAAATGATAAAGCCAAAGATGTCAAAGATAATCATTGTGGATTGTATGAAATATACTGGGACCGAAAATACAAACTAAAAGAAATAAAACCAAATTGGTTCTTTAAAGTAATTGACGATGATTGTGCAAGCTTTAATATTATGAAAGTTGTCGGCAACATCTTTGAACATTCAGAACTATTAAACTAATATGAGAGAATTAAAATTTAGAGTCTGGGATGTTAAATTAAATGAATATGTCCCAAAGAGAGAACTTGATAGAAATTTCGGGCTTGATTTTAATGGTGAATTGAGATGTTTGATTGCGTCAAGAGAAAAAGATCCGTTCATATTACAACAATATACTGGATTAACTGACTCAAAAGGAAATCATATTTATGAAGGCGATATCATTAAAGAACATCATTTTGAAGATTGGGGCGATAAAATTGGATATGAGTATATTGGAATAGTTGTATATAAAGAGTATTCTGATGATATTTTATATGCTGGATATAAAACAATACCCGCTAAAAATCAAAATACAAAGTTTAGAGGTAATGCAATTCAATCTGATTGCGAAGTAATTGGCAATGTATTTGAGAATCCAGAGCTATTAAAATAATATGAGAGAACTAAAATACCGAGTATATATACCAGAGTTTAGTAAATATGTATATTTTGGGCTTAATGACTTTGATTATTCTGATAGATATTTAACTAGTGACGAATATCCAATCCAGCAATACACTGGAATGAAAGATAAATACGGCAAACCCATTTACGAAGGCGACGTTATTCGTGGATTATTTGATTTTGGCCCCGCTGGCTTTAAAGAAGAAATATTGCCTGTAACTTGGCACAATGAAAGAGGTTATCAATGGGATTATTGGAGATTGATAACTATTGAAGTTCTTGGGAACTTGAATGAGTGGCCGTGCCATAAGCCCAAAAGCTTCGATCACAACGGGGAGTGTTTGACTTGTGATGGTTGGGCCACAGATTGCCCGTTTCTTAAATTTAGTCCTTCTTCTAAATTAATATTAAAACAGTAACCATTTTTGGGCGTAGATAGTATACTGTTTATACTGACATAAAAAGCAATCTAATATAAAATAATGAAAATTGAAATAACTAAAGGATACATAAGCACTAAATATATAATTATATATCCTAGATGGCATTTTAACACTGTGCATGGAGTGTTATTGGGATTTGAATTCGTTTCAAAACCACACAATATTATTTCTTCTCCAAAGTCTCCTGAAATCTTTAATAAATTTCATATAAATATAGGAATGCTTGTTTTATCTATTCATGTGATAGTTAATTACAAGTTTAAAAAATATAAAAATGGCGATTTATATGTTCATCCTCATCCTAATGTTAAAAAAACATGGTTACCTTGGTAAAGAAGTTATTATTTAAACATGAAAATAAACATCATAAAAGACGAAAAGAATTTTAAATTTTTATTTATTGAACTGCATTTTCCAAGCTTAGGTAAAATCGATGCGTTTAATGAATGGACTGATCAATACTATTCAGGATTTAAAATGAGTTTCCCGACAGAAATTTATTATTTAAATGACCGAGAAGGTTATTGGCATTTTTCCTTGACTTTCTTCGGTTTCGGGGCGAAGATCGTGAATCAAAATGGATATTGACGCGACAAAAGCTCCAAGAACACACGCAACTTGGAAAAAAGCTTATGATGCCCAAGAGCTTGCGAAACTCATGGTTGAGCTTTCTGTGCAACTTGAAGTTGAATTAAATGTTGCTACAGTAAACGAAGTTTTTGCAGAAAATAAAGTACATATTCTTGAAAAAGAATTAGAAAAAGCAAATAATCGCATCAAGCGGTTGGAAGACTACGTTGAAACTCTTGAGGAGTGCGGAGATTCTTTATTCAACAGTCTAACGAGAGATGAAGCTCTGGAAAGATGGAAAAGAGCTAAGGAGGCCAAGCCGTGACACCTGTATCCATAGAACCTGACCCGTACCAACGCGCTCTAAAAGACATTCGCTTGGCTAGGGAGGAACTTCGTGAGGCCAATGAGCGCATCAAGCGACTGGAGGAGGCATTGGCTGAAATCGCCTACGCAGCAAGTCATCCACTAGGAGCGGGTCAATCACTGACGCTTGGCAAGATTGAGTCAATCGCCATCAAAGCCAAGGAGGCCAAGGCGTGAAACGAGTTCCAAATAAATGCCCGTTTTGCGATTCATTAATTATGATTCATGGCGGAAACCCGCTAAGGTCATCAGATGGGGGATTTGCCACTTACGAATGCAAGACAATGCAAGATATCAGGTTGACTAATGATTGGAAAAGGGTTAATCAATCTGATGGCTGTCGTAGGCGTGAGATTGAATTACTGATGAAGCAGCGTGATGCAGCGAATAAACGCATCAATCGACTAGAAAAAGCTGGCGACAAAATGCACAATTGGTTAATGTCTAAAAATCGTATTGGTTGTGATATGGAAATAGCTAGTGAATGGACAAGAGCTAAGAAGGGCAAACCGTGAGCAATACGCCACAAATGAAGCCGCAACTATTTCTGAACGATGATTGTAGCGTATTCCCTGCCATTGTGGACAACTCTGGTCGCGCACTCTGCAACTGGGTATCAGACGGCAAACATTGCCTAAAAAGAGCGTCCCATGTAACTATAAGCTCTCAATGGTTTCTCTGCTGTAACCATGCGAATGAAATAGATCAGAGCATGAAAGTCGAGATGATTGAACTAAAAAAAGAAGGCGAACTATGACTGAAAAACTTATCGACAAACTCTTAGAATATATCGACGCTAGAATTGCTGAGAAATCATGCGAGGCAAGAAATTCGTCTGATGGAGGACTTCTTGAGGCGACGAATACATGGCGCGTTAAAGATGAATTGTATGAAATTATACAATCTATGGAGGATAAGCAATGATTTCTTGTAAACGCTGCTTTTCATACGCAATTAACCATCATTCTCATGGGCGAGATGGAACAGAAAAAGAATTATGCGATGTATGTTATTGGAGGCAACTCGCTGAAATACGCCTTGCATATTTGCAATTACTTGAAAAAAATGTTGATATATTAAAGCCCCGCATTGAACAATTAGAAGCTTTTGTTAATAGGTTTTTAGATCCTGAAGATTTAGGATATACTATTAATAAATGTTTGCGTGATGACGCAAGAGAAGCTCTTGGAAGGAGCCGAGTAGAATCGCCAAGTAAGGAGAATAAATCATGAAATCAAAAATTGTTATTGGATTTTTATTAATGCTGTCGGCTGGGCTTCTTTGGGACTTGACAAAGCTTCATGTTACGGCTTTTTTTATTGGAAGCATTGGGTTTATGTTTTTGACTTTTGGTTTTACTTCAATCAAAGATTAAGTTATGAGCAAAAAAACTTCTAAAAAAGAAAAAGACAATATAAATGTTGTCAAGCTAACAGATGCTCACCTTTCTGTTATTAATACTGCGCTTGAGGCTTATTATAGGTTAAAGTCTGGTCAGATTAGCATGGCACTTGATATTGCTTATGAATATAAATTAACCTATGACCAGAGTCATGCTATTGAAAAGATTGTAAAAGTCATGGCTTTGCCAGAGCTTGCAAAAAAAGGTTGTAATTATGGTTTTAATTCACCGGAAATTGGTAATGGTAAAATCGCTTTTGAGATTAAAAAAACTTTTGAAGAAGTTCTTGCGGTGAAGAGAAATGGCGGCTATTATGGCGACACTGTTGATTTTCATGGTCCGCTGAAGTCGAGTGATGAACCATTGCCAGAGGTTGTTAATTTTGTCAATTACATAGACCATAAATTCACCGACAAACAATCAGATATCATAAATGACTATTATCATTTAAAAAACTTTGAAAAGATGTGGGAATATGTAGATTCTATTACTGCAAAATTACCCCGAGGCGACAAGCGGGAAATAATACCTAGTTTCAGTGGCGTAATCATGAGAATCCACAAGCCAAGAAAGTCTATTGATTCAATATGAAATTCAAAGTATCATATTACGATTTTGACACTGATAAATATGTAACAAAAGAGTGTTATCGTATGGGTTTTTACGACGGGATATTTGAATTTATGACCGTAGATGATCCAATTAAAAGTATAATCATAGATCATCCTATTTTTTCTGTGAGCCAGAATACAGGATTTATATCAATTTCTGTAGTAGGTTATCAATATACAAAAAATGGTTCCTATGAAAAAACTACAACTAAAGTAGAAAATGTGAGAGAAGATTGATATGCGTGTATTTTGGTATCATTACAACAAACCAGCGACTGCAAAATATAAAACGCCTAAATTAACCGTTCATTATAACAAAACCTGCTATATTGTAGATGCAATAGAATGCAATGTGAATACATTTTCTCATAATAAAAAAGATCAACCAAGATTGGTAATAAAAGGAAAATGCAATTCCATTGAGATAGTTAAAAATTCAGGCAAGACAAAATGTATAATTAAATAATATGACTAACCGAAAAATTAATAAAGCTATTGCCAAATATCTTGGCTGGAAAGAGTTTAGTTCTTTTTCTGATTGTAAACAGATCATTGGAAAGCGTCCTTTTTTTAAAAATGGAAAGATTGTATCTTATACGGTAGATCAATATGTTCCTGATTATTGTAATGATTTGAATTTAATGCGCGAAGCGGAGAGGCTTCTTGATGATGATCAGTGGCTTGAATATATGCTTAATTTGCAGGATGTGTTGCAGCGAAATCCAGACAGAGGAAAGTGGGTTGTATGTCAAGATAATATGCACTCCACCGCAGCCCAACGCGCAAAGGCGTTTGTAAAAACAATCGGTAAATGGAAAGAATAGCGTGATTCGACAAACAAAAAAACATATCTTCTATGCGTGGTTACTTAAACATTTGATTTTGCCAAAATGTCTAAGAATGAGGCTTATTAAAAAAGTAAGTGACACTGCTCAATATTGAATATGCATACAAAATATTTAAGTATATATCCGCAATGGCATTGTAGAAATGGCGGCGGATTATTTTTAGGAATCAGACTTCAATTTCCAAAGATTATCTATGATATTGAAGCAATTGACAAACATACTTATGCCTGTTTACGCTTGACATTGGGGCTATTAGTGTTTAGTGTCAATATAGATATAAAATACAATCGTATTAAAATGTTACCACAATGATGACCCCAAAAGAAAACGAAGCATTTGATGAGGGATATAAAGCTGGATATAACGATAACGGAACAAAATGTCCATATCCAGAAGATTCAGATGAAGAGCTTTATTGGTTTAGTGGATATAGTTCTGCATTGGATGGTTATTCCAGAAGTTTTGATTTATAAAATAATATGACTAAATATGTTAAATTGATTGCCAAGCCTGATACTTGGTTTAAGGCTGGAACAGAAGCGTTTGATTATGATGAATATGGCAAACGAATTACGCTTGAGTCATACAATAAATGGCTTAAATCAGGCAGTATCTTGGTTAGAGGTATCCGTGTATGCGAACACGACTATGAACTAAAGTTAGGATATAAACTAGGTGAAGAACGAGAAGACGGCGAATTGTGCGGTATTGATGAATTTGATATGACTATTGTGGATGATGAAAAAGATATTCCTTGGCCTAAGCCATTAGATCCTCCAACTACTACTGCCGAGGCAGAAGCAAGACAAAAAAAGTTTGAAGATAATATCAGGTGTATTCAAGGTTGATATCCAAATGAAAAATAGTTGTAAACATAAAATCCGTGTGCAAGTAAGAATTAGAAAGACTGGCATCGAATCTTCTGAGTGGAGATCTACTTGTGTACATACAGGTACTATAAATATATGCAAATTGTGCGGCGAAATTAATTATTGTTCAAGTGCCACTATAAATAAAAATAGTAAATATGACTGATACCCGCACATATTATTATGACATCTATGGCAAGATGGAACCAGACTATGAAAGTATGGCTGCTTACCTATTGGATGAAGGTGTATTGTTTGTAACATCAGCAATTGATAGATGCACTCAAAAAGAGTGTTTGGGATTGTATATTTTAATCAATGATTACTTTGTTCCCGCTTCAGATGCTGAGTCTATTACTTATAATGAATTGCCAAAGTTGTATGAATTGTATAAAGAAAAACAATGGGATGGCGTGTCTCAATTTGTGGCAGATAAACGAGGCATTCCAGATCTTCATTGGCGAGATAAAAATAGCGCATTTCAGAAAAAACTTGACTTGTTATAAAGTGTGTGGTAAAGTAAGATTATGAAATATTTTAATGCGTCCTATTCTTCTTCTGATGCTTCAAAAGATTGGAGTAATGATGTTCACTTGAATAATTATTATGCCGCTAAATCTATCAAAGATGTAATTCAAAAAGAAAATATAAAAGTGTGTTCATATACTTTGAATAAAGTGAATAAATATGGTGCGCCAATTAAAATTGAAAAATGGAGAACTCCTGCTGGAAAAGGTTATGGACAATGGGAGGAAAATCCAGAGTTTGATTTTGAAAAAGACTTGCCTAATATTATTGCGGTTCGGGATGGTGACAGTTATATCTCAGAAATTAAGATTGACTTTCTATAAAGTGTGTGGTAAAGTATCAAACTAATATGTTCAAACTACTTTCATCTAGCTATCACGATTTAAGTAATAATTATTACATAACGATTCGTTGTTATATATTTAATAAATTAATTTTTACATGTAAAAGAAAGCGCAAATCTAAGCCTGAAGATTGGCAATCACAAAACAATTGGACTTGCATTAAGGAGCTATTATATTTAAACTAATATGAACAGACCAATTAAATTTAGAGTATGGGATAAACGAGAAACCAAAGGAATGTCTACTAAGAATATGTTATATGATGCTCAATTACATCATTTCTGGCAAGACTTTGTAGATTATCCCGGTTATGAATTGATGCAATATACCGGATTAACTGATAAAAATGGTAAAGAAATTTACGAGGGTGATATTATTCATTTAAAATTTGGCGAGTTAAATGCTAATCTTGTGGTAAAGTGGGATAAATATATGGGATTGAAATACCATAATGGAGGATGGACTTCTTTGGTGCATGTTGGTACCCACGGAGAAGTAATTGGCAACATCTTTGAAAATCCAGAATTACCAAACTAATATGAATAACCGCTTTAAATTTAGAGTGTGGGATAAAATCACAAACCAATATCTTCAAGAACTAGGCATCTATTATTGGCATATTCCTTATAGTTTAGATGGTGAGGAGATAACCGGGGAGGCTAATTTGGTTGGTTTGTCTGAGCTATTGAAACACGATAATTTTGTCACTCAACAATATACTGGCTTAACTGATAGCAATGATGACCCTATTTACGAGGGTGATATCTTAAAAAATCATTATGATGTAAGTAATAATATAATTGGACAAGTATTATATGAATCTGACTACGGCGGTTATATCTTTCAGTGGAAACGGCGAGGCCAAGATTATAAAATCACAAATCTAAATTGTGATGTAGCATTTGAGTCCGTCATTATTGGCAATATATTGGAAAATCCAGAACTATTAAAATGATTGTTCTAATCACTTATCTTGATAAAGAAACAAATACCAAAATGGTGAGTCACGGATACAATGTAACTACTGATGATATTGTTATATTGCCATCTGTACCATTGTTTTATTTCGATGATGCCAAATTTGATTCTGAAGTGGGTGAATATATACTAAACTAATCATATTATAAATAAAATGAATACTAATATCAGCACAGAAAAATCAAATACTAGATACTTTTTAACCAACTCGAAAACAAAGGTAGCTAAAGTAAGAATTATTATATTGAAGTAATATGAGTAACAATATTAAAACCTGCCCAAATTGCGGCGCACATGAAATAAAAGGTGGATATCATTCTCTTTTTGGGTGTGGATCTTATTATAGTGATGATAAAGGAGGAAGCCCTACAATTACAGAGAAGCGAGAAGGTTATAGATTTCAAGAAACGCTACAGTGCGCTCATAACAGAATCGCGCTCTTAAATAGTAGATTGCTTAAAGTTGAAGAATGTGTTAAAAAGCAAACAGAAGTTCCAAAAAAGAATTTGAAATCTTTGGAGGAGCATAATAAACAAGCATATATTAATTTTGCCGCAATCAATAATCTTAATTCTGGCTTTGCTTGTCCAAAGTGTGGAGAAGAATTGTATTATACTGCTGGATTAACTTCTATGCTGTTGACATATCCTCCTAAACGAAGTGTGAACTGTAACAAGTGCAATCATACAGATTATGTATACTAATATGAAAAAAGCAATGCAAGAGTATCTACTAAATGTGGATATTGATATCTTTATTAAAGATATGCAATCTGCAATTGATCAATGCCCTCAAGGGATAAATGATGGATCTGCAAAATGGGCATCATACCATAAAGACCGATATTACAGATCATGTCAACCCAAAAATGATTGCATTCAATGGCGGCTAGATTTGTTTACTCTTAGAGATTCAAGAACTTTGACTAGTGACGGATATTTTCAATTTTTGTCAAATAAATCGAAAGAAGTACATCAATACGCAAAAATGTACCAACATCTTGAAAAAATTGAGTCATTAACTTCTTTGTCAAAGTAGATAAAGATAATAATATACTTGATACAGAAGAATATAACAGAGCAAAAGAATATTACAATATATGAACATACTAAATATATTCAAGAAAAACCCTCGGAATCTGAAACATCAAAGATTGAAAGACTGCTTCCTGAGCAGCACTATGTAAAAATATCAAAAGAAAAGCGATTTTGTAAACGCCAGAATAGTATTTAATTATAAAAAGACAAATGAACATTCACGCTCCTGAAGAATTAAAAATCAAATACCCTCAATATGAGTTTCGTGGCAAACAGCGCGAAATTAATGACAGAATCGTAATTGAAGCATACAATCCTGTTACTGAGCAGACTTTTTATTATTCTTTTGAAGAGGATTTTTTTTGGATGGCTGGGCAAATACCTGATTATAAACTGCAAAAGCCTTGAAAAATAAGCTCGCAACCCTGCAAGATCGCCTTGACAACGCCCTGAAAGACGATCATACTGCCCTTCGACAGTTAGAAAAGACTCTTCCATTATCCGAAATCGCAAAGAAAAAACTTAAAAATGACAAACACCCAAGAAACCGTAAATAGTATTCTTATTGATGTCCTCAAAGGAGTCAAAGATGCTGGATCTGAAATGTACGCAACAAGTAAAGTTGGCTTGGCAAAAGCCGTTGACTTTGCTATGGAGCAAGCCCCGATTGTTGTCCAAGAGTTTCTATCTTGGAAGATGGGAGACGCGATATTTAATTGTATTTTTTATAGTATTGGGGTTATTATCCTTTTGGGCGCAATTATTTGGCTCAAGAAAAAGCTCGAAAAGCTAGAATCTTATGAACCTGAAGTTGTAATTTATTCACTTACTCTTGTACTTTGTATCGGTTTAGCAGTCGCCTCAATGATACCTATCAAAGATAACATCGAAACAATCATTAAAATTAAACTCGCTCCCCGAGTTTATATCCTTGAATATGTAACTAAGAAGTAATATGTTCTTCAATAAAAAAAGCCCAAAAATCGCAGCTATGGCTGCTCCAGCTTATGCACTTACAAAAAATAAACAAATTAGTTTAGATATTTCTTATCTTCAAAACGATAAAGCCTATACTAGCTATTATCGTTACGAAGTTAAAGCTAATAGTGACGAAGAGATGAATAAGAATTCAAAAAAGATCAAAGAAGATCTGCAATTGATAGTGGATGATATTTACAAACAATTGAATGATAAAAGTAGCGAATATATTTATATCAAAGAGCAGACGTTTATCTTAAATAAAAAAGATTTCTTGAATTGCCAAGTAACAGTCAAAGATATCGCTTGACGACTCGCAAATTTCTGCCATACTGCCCACATGAGAGCATACTTAGAGTTCAGTTTGATGGACGATGAAGTGGACCACCTCACCAAAATTGGTTTCGGCGCAAAGATTCTTGACGCTTACGAAATGGAGAATGGCTTTGTTGCTGTTGTCGTTGATTGGAATAGTAAAACAGGTAGCCATAAACTCAAATACGCTTCGCAAGGCTGCGTTACTTACAGCAGCGATAAAATCGTGGGCGTAGAACTAG